TCACAGCAGAGCCTTTTTCTTTTTCCGGTTTTCTTCGTCAATCCGGTGTGGGTGTGACGAAATTGTGCCGTTAAGGTTTTGCGCATCAATCGCCTCGATATGCCGCCGCAAATGTTCTGGCGCTAAGTGGGCGTATCGTTTCACCATCTCGAACGAGTGCCAACCGCCTAGCTCTTGGATAACATGCAGCGGAACACCAGACTGCACCAACCAGCTTGCCCATGTATGGCGCAGGTCGTGGAATCGGAAGTTCGTGATCCCAGCCCTACGCAATGCATTGGCGAACCCTTCGCGCGCTCGCTGTCTGAGCCTGTCACCTCGGTAGGTAAAAACCCACTTAGGATGTTTGCCCAGTTGACTGATTAGTACCTGCATGGCGGTTTGATTCAGCGGCATACCAATGGCTTCGCCAGCTTTGGCCTGATCGCCATAGATCCAGCACATTTTCTGTACCAAGTCGACCTGAGACCATTCCAGTCCGGTGATGTTGGCATGACGGAACCCAGTGGCCAGCGCAAACTGAACAATGGCCTTCATGTGCGGAGCCAGCTCAGCCAACAGCCGGTCCGCCTCTGGTTTGGTTAGCCATCGAACACGGCGAGAAGGCTCCTTTTTCTTCCGGAACGAGAGCGGCTTGTCAATCCACTCCCATTCATTCGCGGCCAGTCTGAACAGCGTTGACGCCAGAGTCAGATAGCGGTTCTTGGTTGCATCGGTGCGCCCTTCCAGCTTCGCCACCGCATCTTGCACTTCATCGCGTTTAATGCTACCTAGAACACGTCCACGGAAAAACTTCGTGAAGTAACGGATCTTCGCCTTGTCATCCTCAAGGCTTTTCTTGCTGGACTTCTCTTGGATAAAGCGCACACAGGCTTCATCCCAGCTATATGATGGGCGCTCGCCTAGCCTATCGACCCGCCAGCGTTCTGCTTTCAGCTTGTCGTAGAGTTCCCGTGCCTGCGTTTCGTCACGCGTTCCAAGAGACTGTCTAATTCGCTTTCCGCTTGGCGTTGCGAAATCACACCACCATGTCTTTCCTCTAAGTGAGATCGGCATGGAATCACTCCTTTCTGTTTACCGACCTGCGCCTTTTGCCTAATTTCATTCTGTTTCGATCGCAGGTATTGCACAAGGTCAGATTCAAGAAACACCCATGCCCGACCAATCTTCGCAGCCGGAACTGTGGCGGTTCTTGCCAGTTGGTAAACTGTGTCGGGGCTGACTTTCAGATAGCCAGCCGCCTCGCAAACATCGTAGGTTCTGTCCATTTTTTCCCCAACAAAAAAGCCGCTCAGTGGCGGCTTGGTGAATGGTTGCGGTGGCGTGTTAGTCCACGCGACCTTTGATCTTGTAGCGGCTGCCAACAACGTATCGCTTGTAGGCGGCAATCCAGTCGGTTGCCATGGCCGTTTGCGCTTCGGCCAAGGTGACATTCCCGTCGCAGACTGACCGGTACAGCACAACCTCAAGCTGGTCTTTCTTGGCGGCGCTCCATTCCGAGTTTCGCGGCTGTGGCCACAAGTTGCGTTCATCACGCGGATCACCGCCGATCGACAAGGCGATCAGGTGATCTTCCTCGTAATGCTTGGGGTCCGTGTCGGCATAGCCGTATTCGACGATCTGCACCTTCTTCAGTTTGTTGGTGTAGTACGCCGGAGGCCGGATAGTCTTGGTGAAGCCTTTGACGCAGACAGTTTGCTGGATGTTTGACTGAGTAATTTCCGGGTTGATGGCGCCCGGGGTCAACTTCGGATTAGGCAGGTCACCGGCCGCGGCGAATCCGGCAACCAGCAGTAGAGCAAGGGCAATTTTTTTCATGTTTTCTCGGTGCGATGTTACTGAGCGCAGTATTTTACTGCGGGGCGGAGGAATAGGCGCCTGACTGGATGTGTTCGTTTTCACGCCCTCGGGTGTTGCCTGCTCACTCACTGGTAAGTATTCCGACTTTAGGCAGTCATGACTGGCGTTAGATAGCGAGTAGTCGCAGCGGACCTCTGTCACTATTCTTGAGGGCACTTCCTTCAAAGTGCATCGGATGGCCGGATGTCATGAATAGTATCGGGACGTTGAATGGGTCATACCCGGCTGTATCTATTTCCCAGTACAGGTCCTCTAGCGTAAAAGATGTGGACTGCTGCCATTTCATGTTCCCAGTTTTGAAAAGGAATTGGATGGAGGTCTCTTTTGCTGATTCTGTTTCCATCCACAGCTCGATTTCTGTCGATAGCCATCCTATCGCTCGGGGGCCTAACTTTCGGCTAGAGGGGAACGCCCCTGTTCGCATTTGTGTATAGATATTAGACTTCGATAGACCTGTTATGCCCATCAATTCTTTCAGGCGGATAAAACGTGGAGTGCTCATTAGTTGCTCCTGAATGTTTAAATTATTGTGATGCCTATTCGCTAGCTGACGATGAGGCCACTGCCTATGCTGCGGTCTTCCTCCTATTTGCCAGACGTGTTCCTATCCGAAAAATTCGGCATGCCAACAGGTTTGCAGCCAATAAAAATGCCCACTTTCGTGGGCTTAATCTGGGTTGTCTCTGGATACTGACTCTAGGTTGTCATCCTCGCCAATGGGATCGGTTCCGGGGATAACATGATGGTCTTCCCCATAGTCCTGATAAGTCATCAAATCTCCTCGACATATAGCTCAATAGCGCTTGTGTTGATTTCGCGAAGATCAGCGGCCACCAATACGTAACGAGCATTTCGCTCATTCACCAGCGTTCTTCCATACTCTGCAGCAAGCTTATGCAGGGTATTAATGGAATCGCCAATCACCTCGATTGGCATGGTGGCTTTCAGGCTAAGGCCATGAGGGAAGCTGTAGCAGGCAGTGGTTGCAACGCCGCCTGCGCTGAATGCGACCGCCAGCTTTTCCGCTTCCATGATCCGCACAAGGTCTCGGTTCAGCTTATCCATGTCGCGCTGGAATGCCTCGGTCAGCTGCAATGCCGTTTTTGTGTAGAGGTTCATCGTGATGCCCTATTCTCAGATTCGGCCATATACCCGTCAGAAAATGCAGACAGCTCTTCTATCGTTCGCGGATCGCCAGCTGGTCGTCCCGCAATCATGTCTCGCATGCGCCTGGATAAGAATGGGCTGCAAATCCGTCTAGCCCGCCATGCTTGCCGACCGTACTCATGGGCAAGCTCCTTGTTTGACTTATACATAGCCCTACTCAGGTATCTTTTCTTCATCGATATCCGTAATGATCAGGTCGTCACGGTCATCGCACGTGATGGAGCTTCCGTCTCCGAATGTGACTACAGCTGATCCAAAGCATGAGAAGTCAGATTCCATGACAAACCCACACATGAAGTGCGGTAGCCGATATTTCCGCCAGTTCTTTATGATTGCCACTTTAAGCATGCTGCCCCCTTATAGCGGGAAATGCCCAGTGGCACCTTCACGCTCAATCCTCCGGTTTTCAATCTCCCGACGGGCTGCCGCTTGGCGTAACTCTTGAGGGGAGTAAATCGGCTTGTGCTTTCCAGAAAGCTCTTTCGCGCGAATATCGGCACGAATCGTCACGTAATCGCGTTGCGGATAGAAGCGTTTCATACACTCTTCCCTTGGATATCAATCAGGTTGATGGACGCCAGCTTCATCGAGTAATACGCCCACACGCGCTTCAAACGGTGTCGGGCGACGGCGGTATAGCCGTCATGCTGGATGGCCTGCAGGTAGGTCAGCCCGTCGCGGCGCATTTCGCTGATGTCCTGCCCGAAAGTATTCGGATCAGTCCGCATCATGTCGACGATGCTTAAGCGAAGCGATGGCTGTTGTCGCGGTAGAGTGCACTATCTTCAATCCCTCGCCCTTGATACTCGACAGGGCCAAAGAATGGGTTGCACCAGACGACCACATCAGCGTCGGGAAGATCATCAAGGATGGCGGATAAACCATTCGCCGTTTCCACAAAATCCAGCCCACCAATCAACGGAACATGGATAACCGGCCGGATGCCTTCATCAACGAGCAGGCCGAGCGCATCGCTCTCTACCGGGTAGGCTTTGAGCGGCACGAACACGGCGGCGCCGGTGTCGATGATGGTGTCCCCATCATGGTCGAGGATGTTGCCGATCATGGTGTCGAACTGGCGGCTGTCGATCTGCTGGTGGTCGTTGAGGAGTTCCAGCCCTTTCACGCCAAGCGCGGTGATGCGCGAGAAAGTTCGGTTGACCGGATCGGTGTCGATACACTGCGGAACGCGCGGGGAATTGGCTGCAAGGTACTGCGCCACCAGAGTGGTGATGCCCGATTTGAAGCAGCCGCCTTTACCCTGCAGGGTGATGTGAGCGGTTCGTTGCATAGTGTTCTCCTGATTACCAATTGAGGGGTTTGTCGCGCTGCTGGCGGAAATCACCTGGCGCAGACTTGTGTTTGATGGTTGCTTGCTTGGCCGTCTCCGGTGCGGTGGCTTTGATCGCTTCAATCTTCTGACCTTTCTTCTGTCGTTTGCGCGCCCGGTAAATCGCATTCCTGAGTTCGTCTAGCGTCATGACCAAGCCGGTGTCGACCAATGTGGCAACAATGTCGGACTGGCTGACGCCGCGGCGCATGGCCTCTTCGATTTCAGGGAGTAATGCGCGAATGCGAGCTGCTTTGCTGATCTCTGGACTGGCAGGCTGGATGGCGTTGACCTGCTGCGCTGCCTGCCGCTTCCATGCGTCAATGTCGCTCATTTGTTGCTCATTTCAAGCCAATAAGATGCTCATGCAATACTCATGAGCATCAAGGGCGGTTTTTAACGCTTCTTTTTGAATACCGGGAAAACCACCTGACCATTGCGGAAGATGGGGGACTTGATCACCCACCCTGCACTGCGCAACTCAAAAACGGCTTCATCGGTTACCTCGATAAGTTCCATTGCCATGTTCTTCTCCTGATAGATAAAAAAAATGGACAGCCAATGGCGTGTCCAATGTCCGGCCTTGCCGGTGCGTTTCCGCACGGATAGAGGCTTTGAAAACCCCCATCCGTGCGCTGCCTCGTGGGAGGCAGCTGACTCACTTTCGAGCCGGTCAAATCCATTGCGGCGGCCATTTAGTTGAGGCTGGCCCTTTTGTTTCTCCTCTGGATTCGGTTCCGTTTCATCCGTTTCCGGCCACACGGTTTCCTTGTGGAGCAGATACTACCAACACGGATGGCGGCTGCCGGATTCCTACCGGGTATGCTCTACTAAAGACCGCTATCGCCTTTCGGGGAAGGTCTGGCTTTCAGCATCAACCGCCATACGTGTTGGTCATCCGATATTTCCGCAAGCGGATCGCGTCGGATGAAGCGCGATTGTTGGTGGCAAGGAATCGAACCTTGCATCCTGCACCCTGCCGAGGCCATGTTTGGTTTCACTCCAACTCATGTGAGGAACACCCGCGCCAGACTACCTCTGTCTACACCAACACAGCCGCACACTTCGGTTAAAGCCCACCTGACCTTGATAGAAACACTGCATAAAAATTGAAGTGTGCGGCTGTGTTGACCCTGTTTCCAAGGACAACTCCACTGGTTCGCGTCCTTCATTGGTCGCCCGGCCGTGGTCGCCAGTAGTGCTACGGTTTGCGCCCCGTGTCTGGCTGAACCCCTTGCACTCGTCCGGTTTGCGGGTCTCGCCGGAGTCTTAGCGGTACGCGGTGCTTTGCGTGACTAGATTAGTGATTTGCTAAAAAATCTAGCTGGCTTGAATTTAGCGTAACGCGAATTATTTTGCAATAGCGAAACGCTAATTTTTATCGAAGTGATTGTGACTTACGCTTGAGCTATGCGCTGGGCGAAAAAAAGCGGCTGAGCCGCTTTTGTTCAAAGGAGTGACGCTATCTATCAGTCTTGCTGGGAAGACTCTTCTATGGGTGTTGTTTACTGACCCATGGCAAGGAAGTTGGTGAAGTGAGACTCGCTGACGATGAGGATGTTGATACCCTTTTGTTGGTAAGAAATCGCCTTTTCTATCTTGGTACCAAACGTGCTTTGCTTCCAATCGCGACTGCCTATCGCCCCGATAACAAGAACGTTGGTATCTCGTTTCACAGACGGGCTGATAATCCCACCTCGCTGGATGATAGCCTCTGATACCTTGCTTCGGCTTCCAAACTCAAAGGTTCCTGTCACACAAAATGTCGTCCCATTGAAGGAAATATCTGGTGCCGGATGAGTGAGAGGTAAGTCCGTTGATAATGACTGTACATTTCCGACTGGATTGCCACCGGTAATGCTTCCAATTAATTTAAGTAGATCTAATTCTTCATCCTGATCAACCACCCCATCGGCAAGAATTTCACCAAGCCGGTCAATCAATACGCTCATTGGCCATGTATCGAGTAGGTGTGGATGTGCTCGCATCCAGTTGCAAATGAACTCAACCTCATCTTGCACAATGACGCCGTCTGCAATCAATCCTTTGCAGATGCCTACGAATTCTGCCGTATCACGCTTGATGCGATCTTTAAGAGTGATGGCGTTAGCTACTTGACCATTACTATCTTTGTACATCTTGCCTCCCGTTTGGAATAAGTTAGCAAGATGTTAATACCGTTTAACTGTTCAATAACAGTACTTTTATACAAAACAGATAAAGGTACCAACTATCGTTGTCGGCCTGAAAAAATCACTTTTCCGCATATTTGCGACTCTTCTGGGATTCGAATGATCCTATCGGGCCATGACGGATTTAGAGCGAGAAGATAGGTTCCTTCATTAGTCTTTTGCAGCCGTTTGAACGTAGCTTTCCCATCTGGTGAGCGAACGATAATGTCGTCACCATGATCATAGGCGCCGCGTTGATCGACAAATATCAGATCTCCATCATGATACTCGGGCATCATGCTCTCCCCTTCCACGCGCAAGATGTATGCGTTTGGACCATGTGTTAGTGGGCATGGGAGCCATGCCTCTGCATCACCAGTGGTGAAAATAGTCGATTACTTCACAAAATGCACCTGCTTGCACCCATGAAATAAGCGGGAGCATTCCTTTTGATGACGGACCATCTGATACGTTCTCATCGTTCTTGCTAGAGGAGTGGTCCTTATCCATCCAGCCGTTCTCTAGCCCAAGCTTAACTTCGATTCTTCGGGCTAGAGCATTCCCAATTCCCTTTGGCTTCCCGCTCTTTGAGTCTCTAGAGCGGTTCTTCACCGGCTCAGCGTTGAGGTTGAGCTATGCCCAATCTTTTCAGCAAGCTCCTGCAGGCTTCCGTATTGCTCGAGCAGCTTCAGGAGATTGGAGTGTCGTGTGTCGTCAATTGTCATTTTTCGATTAGATAGCAAAATGCTAAATATTTCTATTCGCGCAGCACTTGCGATTAGATTAGCTTGACGCTAATATCGCCGCATGACGATCGATCAATACTTGGCGAAGCACAAGATCACAAAAACATCCTTTGCAAAAAAACTAGGGGTGCCAATTGCCTTGGTTAGCCAGTGGTCAACAGGGGTAAGAAAAATACCGCCTCGCAAGTGTGTAGCTATCCACGAAATGACGCATGGAGAGCTTCGGTGTGACCAACTTCTCCCAGAGTTTCCTTGGGAAAAGATTGCTCGTTTGATGATTAATTCTGAAAAAAATCTCTAGTTCCCCCTCTCCGCGTGCCGTCCAGGGCGTGCGGTTTAGCCGGTTATCCGGCGTTTTTTTACATCGATCAGATGCCGTGCATCTGTTGTCACTATAGCGAGGCGTGCCATGAATGGATTGTGGAATCGTCCACGAAAAACGGTGGTTGGTGTGTTGCGCGATGCGTTGCAGACGTGGCGCCAGCGCGAGCACTGGACCATGGATACGGCATCTGACGAAATCGTCAAGAGCTACTACAACACCGGGTTCGATGGCGTTTGGCTGGTTGAATTTCAGCAGCACGTTCCGGGCAAAGATGCGGTGCGAGTCATGCGCACGAACAACGAGCGCTTTGCCCGCTGGATGGATGATCAGACCAAGGATTCCACCCTGCTTCCGATCAATCTGCTTCCTGCTGTCTTGCAGGCACTGCCGATGGATCTGCGCCTGCAAGCGGCCTCTGAGATTCTTCGGCCAATTGGCCTTGATGTTTCCATCCTGCATACGGTGCCGGTGGACGCCGCCGTTTCTTCGCTGATGGTGGCCTTGGCCAAAGAAACGGGTGAAGGGGTGACGGCTTTTGCGCGGGTGGCAGACCGGATGACGGCAGACACATTGCAGAGCGCAAAGATCGAGCTTGAGGAGTCGATCGCCGCCCAGCGTGATGCGCTGGATCACGTCAATGCCATGTTGGCCGGGAGTGACCAGCGGTGCAAAGAGAATTCCAGAAGCGGCGGCTGATGATGCTGAGGTGTCGGTTTCGACACGCGCCAAGCCGATCAAAAGAGGATGAGCGCCGGGCAATGGTTGAAGCAGCGAAGAGCCTGCTTGCCGGGATTATCCGTGATCGTGAGGAGGAGGCTCGCCGACGTGTCGGATGAGCTTTGGGTACTTGAGAGTGGCGACATAGCGCGGGATGCCGCGTATGTGGTGTCGCTTCGCGGCATTACTGGCGGCGTCGATCTACGGCGTCGTGAACTCAAGCGACTAGAGCTTTTGTATGGCGCCGGTTACCGGATGAACGTGGAACGGGCCGTGAAGGAAGGGTTTGATGCCGTCGCAAGCCGGGCGGGAAGCCGTGAGCGTGCGCTGGCCGCAATAGGAAAAGGTTGATATGGGTATCCGTTTATCAGATGAAGAGCTTGAGGCGTTGGAGCTGTGTAGCCTTGGGGCGTATCGGCTATATGTCCAATGCCTTCGGCCAACGATGGATTTTCAGACGGGCATTGTCGGGCGTGGGTATGCCATCAGCCGGGGGATGCTTGCCATTAATGTTCAGTACGTTCCGCCAAGAGGGAGTAAGCGCCGGGCGTGGAAACCTACTCTGCTGCAGATTGACGCCATGATAGAGGAGCTGATTCGGGTCGGACTGGTTAAGCGGGCATCGGCTCCGCAAGAGACCATGAAGCTGGTGCTTCGCTTGCCTATGGCTGTGTTGTCTTGCCCTGTAGATGAACACGACTTGAACACGAAGGATGAACACGACACAGATGCAGCGCCAGAACGCCAACAAACAAAGGGGTTTGATGCGCATTGCAGTGGTGATGAACACGACTTGAACCGACACCATGAACACGACATATCTGATGTTAGTTGTGTTGTGTTTAATACGCGTGCGCGAGGCAACGAGCCTTCTGCTGAGGTGATGCCCTCTCGAAATTCCGGGCCAGTCGAGTCTGCAACGTACCAAACTGCGCTGGCGGCATTCCGTGGTGCTTTGGGGCGGGATTACCGGGACGACGTCCAGACGCTCAAGGCAGTGGCGCAGCTCAAGCGACTGTGCTCGGTGACCGACGTTGACCCCGACGAGGTAAGGCTGGCGGTAGCGATGGCACGAGAAAAATCGCCTGTGTATCTGTCCAGCTACGCCATTCGGATCATTGAGGCCGGAGTGGCGGCTTAGCGCCGGTGAAACAGCCGGTGGATCGCCAATCCTCCAAACTGCCCACGAGAAAATCAGGCTCCGATAGCGGTAGTGCGGTGCTTCGATATCTCAAGGGTAAAGCGCAATGAGCCATGACCTGATGGAGATTGACGGACTGGATGGCGAGGTATGTGGCAAGCAGACGTTGGCCGATTACGTTCTGCTGAGGATGTATGGCATTTATCCATCGATGGTCGAGCGTATCCTGAAGGATGACGGCGCGATCCGATTGTGGGTTCATGAAATGGATACGGCCCTGACGCACAGTGGTATTGATCAGGCCGGGGTGGATGTGGCGCTCGATTATGCCCGGGTCAATCTCGATTGGCCGCCGCTGTCAGTCCCGATGTTTATCCGGTTGTGCTTTCCTGTGCGTGATTATGAAGCGGCATTCAAAGAGGCGCAGTCGAATGCCTATCGGATTCAGATCGGTGAGGCCGTCACCTGGTCACATCCGGCAGTGTATTGGGCCGCCGATCGGTTTGGATGGTATGAGGTCAGAAACTGCTCATGGGAACAATGCAAGAACCGGTGGTCGGATGTGATGATTGAGGTGTTGCGCTGGCCGAATCATCCGGATCCGCGGCCATCGCCAAGACTTACCAGCCGTGGCGGGCTTCAGACTAAAGAAGTCCAACAGGCAGCAATAGAAGAAATCAGAAAACGCCTCGGCATGTAGGCGATAAAAATGACCGGCTTGATCCGGCAATGGGGTTCTCCGGGCATTTGGAGATAGCTGTGAATGATCGTGATGTGATTGCTGTAGTGGCTAAAGCGCTTGAGGTTTTGTCTGCCAGTGGGAGTAAGGCGATTGATTATTCCTCCGTGGGTGGCGATTCAGCAAATAGAGGGGTTCTATCTGTTTGTGATATTGAAGCCGCACGCGCGGTTCGTGAGGCGGTCATCAGCCTTCCGACCGAGCAGCATCTTGCTGTCATGTGGCGGGTGACAAAGGATAATCCAAGATTGGGTGAAGGCTATTTGCTTGATCTGACTTGCTTTGTTTCACACTACGTCAGCAAGAGTGAGCGGTTTGGCCGTGACGGTTTGGTGTATTGGGTGCGGCATTGGGCAAGGCATGATGGATCCTGCCGTGAGGCCGCTTCTTTGTTCGGTGGGTCATATGTTACTCACCACCGTTTTTATCAGGAGAAAGTGCAGATTTGTCTAGATGGATGGTTCATTGCGGCAAAAGGGGCGCTTGAGCCGGTCATCGAGAAACATTACGAGAGATATTGCGAAGCGGCTTGACACCGTGAAAATGTAACAATATAGTCCGAAATACAGCGCCACTGTTGCGCCTAGAGAAAGCCCAAGGTTAATCCCTTGGGCTTTTTTGTTGTGTTTCGAGCGTTAGCTATCTCCTCATTGTTGTCAGTTTGAAGCCCCGGCCAAGTGCTGGGGCTTTTCTTTTGTGAGTCTGAGCCATGCCATTTGCCCCACCTAGACCCTGCAAGTTCACCAGTCGCGGGTGCAGAAAAATGGCCGTGGCGGGAAGTAGCTGTTGCGCCGAGCATTTGGCGCAGGTGCGGCGCGAGGCTGACAAGAAGCGGATGAGTGATGAGGACGTGGCAAGAGTTCGTCGATGGTACAAGACGAAGATCTGGTATGCCCGTCGTTCTGCCTGCTTAAAGGCCGCCCTATTCCGATGCTCCACCCCAGGCTGCGTCAATCGGGCGACGGATTGTGACCACATCATCCCTCATCGTGGTGACTGGGCGTTGTTCATTGAGTCTAGTAACCACCGGGCAAAGTGCCATTCGTGCCACTCAATAAAAACATCCAGTGAAGATGGTGGATATGGCAACCGGAGGAAGTCATGACCTAGTACCTGCTCATCATGGTCATCTTGTTGTCTGGGTGTGCCCCGGCCTTCCGTGCAAACCGACAGGTGAATATGGATTCCGACCGAACGTCGGGTGGCGTGGATCCTATGAGCTGGTTCGATATGAGCGATATCGCTGCCCGGATGGGTCCGACGAATGGTGGTTGGTCTCGCCAGCCCGTAACGCACCATGATGGTGCGGATAGGGGGGTAGGGGGTCAAATCCTTCACGGAAGTCGGTCCTCCGGTACCGCGTGCCTAAACGTCTGTGTTTTTTTTCTGAAAATTCATGGGGGGGTCTAAATCCTCTCATCGATCCAGAAACTCTCAATTTCTCTCTTTGAAAGTCAATGAATCCCTGAAAGGCTTGCTATGGCTCTGGAAACGTCCAAAAAGGCCGGTTCTGGCGCGATACCCAAGCCACCCGCCTTTTTAAAAACAAAACGGGCGCGTGAGGTGTGGCGCTACATCATCCGCGCGCTCGATAAAGCCGGACTGGACTACGCATCAGCGCTTCTGCAGATCGCCCTGTTGGCTGACAAGGTAGATGGGTGGCGAACCCATGTCGAAAACATCGACAAAATCGGATGGCGCTATGACGAAGACAGTAACGGCGGATCGCTTGAGACCGATGAAAGCCGTGCAGAGCGCCGGGCCAGATCGGAGGTATTGAACGATCTGGAAGAAGGCGGGCTGACTGTCATCTCTGCTCGGTGCGGGCCATTGATCGCCTGATTAATGGTGATCTTTTTGCAGCGAACCCGTTCGACATGTTGGACCGGATAGAAAGTGGTGGCATCTCCCTGCCGGATGAGCCGCCATGGAAACTCACAAAAACGGAGCGAAAGCTCTGGAAAGACATGCAGCCGCTGCTTATTGCCAGCGGCTTTGATTTTTCTACGGCCGGAATCTCATTGGGGTTGATCTGTGCCGCCTTCGCGGACTGGCTGGCCTGCAAGGAATGGATCGATACCAACAAGGGGTTGATCTTCGCTGTGGCCAAGGATACCGGGCGCCCTTATGAGGTTAGCGCCAGTTATAACCGACCAAAAATTGCCAAGCAGATCCGCGTAATGCTCAAGAAAAACGGAATGACGGTGGCCTCATGCGCAAAGAACAAAGCTCTCAGCAAGGGGCGGGTTCTAAGCGAGGAACTCGTCGAACTGCTCAACTTCATCAACGACAGGCCGGATTAATTCCGGCCTGTCATGTTTTACAGCCCGGGAAAAGTACGGTTCAGACGTTCTGGAGGGGCGCGTTAAGGTTGGCCGCTATGCCCGGTTGGCGGTTGAGCGGCATTACCGTGACCTGAAGCAGCAAGTGGAGCGTGGTCTGGTCTGGCGTCCGGAGATGGCCGCTCACGTACTGTCATTCTTCCCCAAATACTGCTTCGGCACTTCGAAGGTGTATGGGCGGGCAAGCCGGTAGAGCTGGCGGACTGGCAGGCTTTCTGGCTGGCGGTTGAGTTTGGGTGGTACCGGGAGGATGGAACGCGGCGTTTTCGTACCGGTATGAAGAAGTCGCTCGCAAGAACGGCAAGTCAACCAAACTAGCCGGGCTTGGCTTATACCTGTTTTCTGCTGACAAGGAGGCTGGCGCACAGGTTTATACCGCGGCTACCAAGCTGGAACAGGCCAAGATTACGCATGCAGCGGCCGAGATGATGGTGGCGAAGTCGCCAGCGCTACGCCAGCTGATCCAGAACCACAAAAACAAGCTGTGGATCCCGGGCACGGCCAACAAATTCATCCCGCTGGGTGCGGATGCCAACACACAGGATGGCCTCAACGTCCACGGCGCCATCATCGACGAGTTGCATGCGCACCCGTCACGTGCTCTGTGGGATGTGATCGACACGGCACGCGGTGCCCGGCGGCGCAGCTTGATGCACGCCATTACCACTTCAGGTTTCAATCAGGATGGCTCCATCTGTCTGGAACAACGCAACTACCTTATCCAGATTCTAGAGGGGCAGCTTGATGACGACAGTTTCGGCGGGGTGATTTACACCTGGATGAAGGGGATGACTGGTTCGATGAGTCCAACTGGATCAAGGCCAACCCAAACCTTGGTGTGTCGGTGTTTCTGGATGAATTACGCACCCAGGCGGCCAAGGCCGGGCATGTTCCGGCCGCACTCAACAACTTTCTGACCAAGCGTCTGAATATCTGGACGCAAGTCAGCGAGAGCTGGCTGTCTATGGACGCCCTGGGACAAGAACGCTGATTCCGTTGATATCGAGGCGTTGCGGGGCAGGAAATGCTTCGGTGGTCTGGACTTGGCCAGTAAAACCGACATTGCCGCGTGGATTCTGCTGTTCCCGCCAGAAAAGCCAGGGCGAAAAATGGGTGGTTCTCTGCCGCTTCTTTATCCCGGAAGACAACATGTTGGTACGGGACCAGAAGGACCGGGTGAGCTACACCGCCTGGGCACGGAATGGCTACATCATCCCGACAGCAGGGACGCAGATCGATCAGGAGGCTATTCGTCGCCAGATCATCGATGATGCGGCTTCCTTCGAAATTCAGTCTATCGGCTTCGATGCGTGGAACGCCGGGAAGATCGCCACCGAACTGATGGAAGATGGCATGGAAATGGTCGCCTTGACGCAAAACTTCCAGAACCTTTCTGAGCCATCCAAAGAGTTGGAGGCCAAGATACTGGCCGGTGGGTTCGCGCATGGCGGCCAACCGGTATTGCGCTGGATGGCCGGTAACGTCGTGGTTTTACGGGATACCAATGACAACTATCGACCCAACAAGAAAAGGTCACGCGAGCGTATCGATGGCATCGTCGCGCTGGTTATGGCGCTAAACCGAGCCATGTATCACGCGCCGGAGGAAACGGTGCGACTGGCCTACGAAGACGAGGTTTACCTATGAGACTCATCGACAAACTCACGCTGTCTGTCGGCCTTGTCGGGGCTGCGTCGGTCACGGTTGGCGCGGCCCTCCTCCATCCGGCTGCCGGATGGATCGTGGGCGGAACGTTCGCGCTGACGTGGTCGTATCTGACCGCGCGCGGCGTGGCGAAGGGAGGCTGATGTTTATATCGCAACAATTCGGCGTTCAAACGTCAGGCAATCCGGATCCGGGTTGGATTTCAAGCCTGTTCGGGCATGCACGAAGCGCTGCTTAACATCACGGTTACCCCGGAAAAAGCCCTGTCACTGGTCACCTATCAGGCTTGCGTCAGCCTGATCGCGGAGAGTGTCGCGCAGCTGCCGTGCGAGCTTTACCAAAAGAAAGGTGATCAGCGTGACCGGGCGATTGATCACCCGGTTTATAGCCCTGGTGCACGAACAGCCGAACGCTTGGCAGACGGCCTACGAGTTCACCGAGCTGTCACAGGTCTGGTGTGGGACGCACGGCAACAGCTACTCATTCATTGAGCGCGGGCAAGATGGGCGCCCTACCGCACTGATTCCCCCGGGATCCGAAGAAAGTTTCTGTCTTCAAGGGCTCGGACAACCTGCCCTACTACCAGTTTAATGGTAGCGACTTACTGCCTCAGCGGAATGTCCACCATGTGCGGTGGTTCTCTACCGACGGATACGTGGGTGCCAGCCCGGTTGCCCTGCATTGCGACGTGCTTGGTCTGGCTCTGGCCACCAATGGCCACGCCAGTGCGGTGTTTGCTTCCGGTACCAATCTGGCTAAGCGTGCTGGAGCGGCCTATACGATGATAGGCGACAAGATTCTTGAGCCGCTATCACGCGAGAAAGTGAAACAGACCCGGGAGCAGTGGCAAGAGCAGTACGCCGGGTTCAGAAACGCCGGGGGAATCGCGGTGCTGCAAGACGGCCTGAAGTTCTCGCCTCTGGCCATGACGAACTCGGATGCCCAGCTGATCGAGGCCCGCAAGCTTTCATCTTTGGAAATCACGCAGATCTTCAAGGTCCCACCGCACAAGGTTGGTCTGCTGGACCGGGCAACCAATAACAACATTGAGCAGCAAGCGATTGAGTTTGTCGTCTACTGCCTGATGCCGTGGATCCGGCGGCGTGAGCAAGCCATGGCGCGTGACCTGCTGCTGCCGAAGGATCGCCGGGACTACTACATCGAGTACAACGTGTCCGGCCTGCTGCGTGGTGACCAGGCGAGCCGGTTCGCAGCCTATGCCACGGCCCGCCAGTGGGGATGGTTGTCCGTCAATGACATCCGCCGCCCGGAAAACCTGCCGCCCATCCCGGGCGGTGACACATACCTGCAGCCCGTCAACATGGCGGCTAGAAGGTTACGTCCCACAGGGCTATCAGCCCGGTGCCGAGGCCATTGCAGAAGTTGAACGCGCGCTTGCGCAGTGAGGAACACATGAAATCACGCTCTTACCCATTGATTGCCGGGCACATCTTCAACACCCCGTTGATGGTGCTGCCTTCGATGGCTGAAACGGCTGTGGCATGGGCTAAAAAACAGCTGAACATGAATATCGTCATGGCGATGCCCAGCGCCCGGATGATGGAAGATGACGGCGAAGACACGCTGGATCTTGACCCGCCGACGCCGGACCCGGTGTACGGCGGTGGCGTCGCGGTCATTCCGGTCTACGGGGTACTGGTTTCCCGGATCGGCCAGCTGGACATGTGCGAGACCATGACGGCATATGAGTCGTTGCGCAGCCAGATTCAGTGCGCACTCAATGATGCGGGCATCAGTCACATCATCCTTGATATCGACTCATGCGGCGGATCAGTCGCGGGCTGCATGGAGCTGGCCGACTTCATCTATAGCTGCCGGGGCATCAAACCGATTACCGCACTGGTGAACTTCAAGGCCTTCAGCGCCGCGTACCTGATCGCCTCGGCCTGCGACGAAATCGTCATGAGCGAAACGTCCGGCGCGGGAAGTATCGGGGTGATCATGCAGCATGCGGATCTGAGCAAGGCCAATGAAATGGAAGGTATCAGCTATACCACCATCTTTATCGGTAACCACAAGAACGATGGTGACCCGAACCAGCCGCTGACTGACCAGGCCCGAGCCGTCATGGAGCAGCGCTGCAAGGTGGCTTATGACCAATTCACCGGCCGTGTGGCCAAGTATCGCAATCTCGACGTCAAAGCCGTGATTGCCACTCAGGCTGGTCTGTATTTTGGTCAGGAGGCCATCGATAGTGGTTTGGCTGACCGCATTGAAGCACCGCAAGACGCCGTCAACCGCATTGCCAGTGATCTGGCCGCCCAACGCCAGAGCAAACCGCCGCAAAAGATCATGCGTATGCAGGCCCGGGCCGCGGCTCAGGCCATGCAAGCCCAGCTCTAACGCCACCCGGCGTATCAACTGAAATCCCGCCAAGGCGGGTTTTTTCATTTCTGCCGCCGCCTACGGGTGGCGTTTTTCATTTGTGGAGACACTACATGACTTATCTCGAAATGCAGCAGCGTCGCGCCGAAATTGCGGCCCGTACCCAAACCCGGCCAGCCTCGAAGCCGCGGGTACCGGCTTGTCGGCGGAGCAGCTGGGCGAAGTGCAAAACCTGCAAGCCGAGTTCGATTCCCTGACCCAGAAGATGGAACGCCAGCAAGCCGCTGAAAAGATGGCTGCGGCCGCTGCTACCCAAGTCACCACGGCACCGGTTGCTACGCCGACCAAGGTACCGGCCACCCCGGCAGCGCTACGGTCAAAGGCGCTGGCGTGGCACGCATGGTGTCCGCACTGGTACAGGCTCAAGGTAACTACCATGTGGCGGCGGATATTGCCGACAAGAACGGCTATGGCGCGGATGTCGCCGCCGCGCTGAGTACGGCCACGCCCGGTGCGGGTGGTGTGCTGATCCCGAGCAATATGTCTCAGGAAGTCATTGAACTGCTGCGCCCGAAGGCAGTTATCCGCAAGATGGGCACCCGCTCGGTTCCGCTGAATAACGGCAACCTGACGATCCCGCGCCTGAAAGGCGGTGCATCGGTTGGCTACATTGGCACGGACGGCGATGCACCGACGACTGAAGCCAGTTTTGATGACCTGAAGCTGTCGTCCAAGAAAATGGCCGCCCTGGTGCCGATCAGTAATGATCTGCTGGCCTACTCTGGCGTGCGTCCGGGTATCGATCAGCTGATCGTGGGTGACCTGACCTCGGCCATCGGTGCACGCGAAGACAAGGCTTTCATCCGTGACGACGGGACCGGCAATCTGCCTAAAGGTCTGCGTTTCTGGTGCATTGCCGGTAACCAGCTGGCCGCCCCGGCCATTGATGCGATTGATGCCGCCGCTCTGCAAGCCATCGAAATCTTCCTGAACAGCTTGATCCTGCTACTGGAAGGCGTCGATGCCAACATGGTCACCCCGGGCTGGCTGATGTCCCCACGTACCTTCCGCTTCCGGAAGGCCTGAAAGACCTGAAGGGTAACAAGGTCTACCCGGAGATGGCCCAAGGCCAGTTGAAAGGCTACCCGATCGGCAAAACCACCCAGATCCCGAACAACCTCGGCCAGTCTGGTAAGGAATCCGAGTTGTACTTCGTTGATTTCAACGACTGCTTCATCGGTGAAGATGAAACCCTGATGATCGACTTCTCCAAAGAAGCGACCTATAAGGATTCCGACGGCAACATGGTCAGCGCCTTCCAGCGTGACCAGACGCTGGTACGGGTGATCTCCAAACATGACTTTGGTCCGCGTCACGTTGAATCCATCGCGGTCGGTACCGGCGTCACCGGGGCGCCTAATCGGTTGGCCCGCTACGGCGGGCCGAATCCTTTCTGGAGAAAGACATGAAGATCATCAAGTTCCTGAAACCCTACGCCCTCTACACGTCGAGCGATATCGCCGGTTTCGACGATGACAAGGCCGACAAGCTGATTGAAGCCAAGATTGCCGAGGCATACGAGGCCCCGGCAGACGATAAGGCCGACAAAAAATCGGCCAAGGACTAAGCCATGTCTGCCGTGTTGATCGAACGCAGCACGGCATCCGTGCTGGAACTGGCCGACATCAAGCGGCAATGCCGGATCGATGATGACCTGACGGAAGATGATTCGCTGCTTGTCATGCTGGAAAAGGCCGCAGTAAGGGCGTGTGAGAAACGGATACGTGGACCGGTCCTGACAGCCACGTATATGGAGACGTTGGCCGAATGGCCAGCGGTTCCCCGGCTGACCTTGCAAACGGCTGGAGCATTTGAAGTTACGGACATTGCCCTGTCGATTGGCGGGAATCCATTTCCCCGGCATGACTTCCATGCCTTGCCCTCGCCGCCTGCCCTACAGATCAAGCCGCATCACCTGGCGCCAGCCTGTGGTGCCATTCGCCATGACGGTCACCTCCACCGCTCCAGCCGTTTATGGCCTCATGTGGATGCCGTCGCCAATGCCATCCAGATTCGTTATAAGGCAGGGTTGGCTGAAACCGGTGACAACGTGCCTGAAGACGTCCGGCAATGGCTGCTTTTTACCATCGGGACCCTGTATGAGTACCGCGAGCGGTTTGTGGTTGGCCAAACTGTGACGGAAGTGCCCGGCGGATTTGTCGATTCATTGCTTGATCCCTATACCTTGCGCGAGGTGACGCTATGAGAGCCGGAAAGCTTCGACATCGCATCACTATCGAAAAACAGGCCAAGGGCAAGAACCTGTCTGGTGAGTCACGGCTGGATGAATGGGAGCCTGTCCTGCCTCGAATCTGGGCCAACATCTCAGACCTGACCGGTCGGGACAAGATCAATGACCTGACCACCAGCGAAATCGATGCCCGTGGCTATTTGCGCTGGCGCAATGGCATTCATGCCGGGATGCGGGTCAAACACCGTGACCGCTATTACCTGATCACGAATGAACCGATCGATCGGATGGGTACCCGATCCGAGATGGAGCTTTTGCTGAGGATGATGGACTGATGGCCGATGTTGAGCTTCAGATTGATCCCCGTGCGGGTGAGCTTTTTATTCGCCTGCATGGCATCAGTAGTGTTCTGGATGACCGCCGGGCACTGAGTAAGCCTCTGCTGTCTGGGATGCGGATCATCCAGCGCCGGGCCAAGGCTGATGCGCCTAAAGACACCGGTTTCCTGCGTTCCCAGATCATTGCCTGGACGAATGTTCGCAGCAGCGATCCGCTCACTGGGTTTGTGACGGTGGCCACCCGGGCAAAACGCAGCCGTAACGGCACACTCAAAAATGCCCGGCTTTCGGCAAAGCGTAGCACTGGTAGAAAGGTAGATGTCGTCACGGCCTTTTATGGTCAATTTCAGGAAAAAGGGACGAGCAAAATGCCTGCACATGCCTTCCTTTCCCCTGCTGTCGAAGAAGTCGGCGAGCAAGCCAGAGAGCAAGTCGCGGCTGAGGTACAGGCTACGATGCTGAAATTGGTGGGAGAACGCCTTGCAAACCTTTGATATTGCCCGATTGGTCTATGGCTTGCTGGAAGGCCCGCTGGAAGGACGCGTTGCACTTGGACGCTTGAATGTCCGGCGGGAGGATGTTGCTGCGCCACTGTCGGTCATCCACGTCCAGAAAAACGTTCCGAATGAAAACCAGAAGCTCAATACACGGCTGGATATCGTCAAAATCGTGATATCGACGATGATCGATGCCAGCAGCGGCGAGCTGTATAGCCGCATGGAACCCCATCTGAATGCCCTTCGCACGGCATTATTTGCTGATCGGCGGCTGGCGCGTCAGCAAGGCGTGATTGAGGTACAGGAAGGGGAAACAGTGCATGACTACAACCCCGAAGAGCTGGTTTATCTGGTCGATCTGACGATTGAAATCAAGTACCGCCGAGAGGCCGGACAGCCTTAACCCCCTAACCCGCCTTGGCGGGATTTTTTTGCCTATAACCCGCTATCAGCGGGTTTTTTATGTAAGGACCCGCTAAATGTCTGCTCCGATTCAAGAATACAGCTATGTCGGTTGTGGTGCTGTCAAGTTGAAGCTTGCTGATGCCGATCCGGTACCCGTCGGTAACTGCTCTGCCCTGTCTCTGAAGATGAGCGTTGATGAAAAAACGCTGACCGACTACACCAATGGCGGTGGTGGTACCGGAACAAGATGACGCGCATCAAGGATGTCAGCGTCGAGATGGATCTGCGCGAACTGTCGCTTAAGCCAACATCGGCCTGGCCCTGAACAGTACGGTCATCGTTGATGATGCAACAGGCAAGGCCACAATCGAAGCCCTGACGGCCATGGGCAAAGAATACACCCTGATCTTTGAAGGTATGAACGACGCGCAGTCTGGCGCCAGTGTCGACGTCACCGTACATCGCTTCAAGCCGACGCTTGCTGAAAGCCCTGGATTTGATCGGTGATGACTTTGCCACGCTGAAGATCAAGGGGTCTGCGCTGGTGGATAAGACGCAGCCAGCTTAAAGTCTCGCTACTTCGTCGTGGTGATGGATACCAAGGTTTAACGGATCTATTGGTTAGTTCATCAAGGATGGGCTTTTTCTCATAACCGTTTGTCATGTATTCTTGCTGCATAACTACAAGCAGGAATACATGATGAACACCACGCACCTTCTTGTGGCTGCCATCGCCATGGCGACAGCCTCAGCCCCTTCATTTGCCGTCTACAAATGCAACGTGGGTGGGAAAACCGTTTACTCCGATACCCAGTGCCAGGCTGGTACCGGCGATGCCAGGATAAACGGTAACGTCAGCACCTATCAGCTGACACGAAAAGATCACTATGACATGGATAGGGCTGTTGACCGTATCCATGCTGAGGAATCTGAGCGGAACTATCAGCGCCGCATGGATGAAATCGATCGTAAATATAAATCGGCTGCGGAAGAAACAAGGAAAAACGCATGCCAGTACTTCAATAATGAATTAGACCGTGTTCGTGAAAATAAAAGAGTAACAGGATATTCGTCAGAATACGAAAACAGGCTAAAGCTTCATCTATCACAGAACAATTGCCGGTATTTTAAATAAAAGCCATCACTGGAAACGACAATGAACTTGTATGATTTTCTTGGTGTTGATCAGTCGGCAAGCGATGAGCAGATCAAAAGCGCCATAATGAAAAAGGCTGATGAACAAAAATCATCGGCTTCCCCTTCACAATACGACATGTCAATGATTAGACATGCCATTGAAGTTCTTCAGGACGGTAACAAGCGTAAAGAATACGATGTAAGTCTCAGTCAATATACTGAGACAAGACGCATTGAAATTGAGCCAATGTATGAACAGAATGTTGACTATGGGGTTCTTCTGCTGTGCTTGCCCATATCTTTTTCAGGCGCAATAACTCTTATGTCTTCATTTGTTAATCAGTTTTTCCTAATGGAAAACATGATAATTTGTTTATTTTCATTAATGGTATGCTCAACAGGTATAATTGCAGCAATTGAAGAGTCTAAAAATTCAATTAAAACAAAAAACGATCCATTGCCACCGTTCATAAACTTTTTGGGAATAATGTTGCTGTGGCCATATGGTTACTGCTCATATATGGCGAGTCGACGCAGATATGGATACGCAAATCCACTATTAACAACAATAATCATTGCAATTATAACAACACTGCTTTTTGCTTACCCTGCTTATAAGGCGCACAAGTTAAAAACAGAGTTTAAAGAAAGAATGGAAAAAATAATAAATAATCCATTTAAATTTTCAGAACAAAATAAATTTAAATAACATTTTTTAATCACACAAAAAGCCACGTAAATTCGTGGCTTTTTTATTTGGAGCTTCCATGCTTAAAAAGCTGATTACCCTCGATGACGGTAAAGAGGTGATTGTCCGTGAACTGACGGTGAAACAGGTCCGTGACCTCTTCATGAAACCACCGGTAGACCTGGTTGATTCGTTGATGCTGGGTGAGTGTTCGCTGACCGAATTGGCAGATATCAGTAACCTGTCGAAAGAAGACATGGAAAGCATGGCGCCTTCCGATCTGCAAGCCGTGCTTGATGCAGCCAAGGAGGTAAACCCGGGTTTTTTCGAACTGAAAGAACGGCTCGAAAAACTCGACCGGGCAAGAGCCTGAAGGCGTTTGACACCGTTCTGGCCGCGATGACCCGTCTTGGTCATACAAATGTTCTCTCCTATCCCTATTCCTACTTCATGACAGCTGTTGAGGAGGCTTCCCATGGCAAGCAATGACATGTTTATCCGCATGGTTATGTCTGGTGACGCCTCCCCATTCCTGAAAGAAGTCGTTTCTGCTGAAAGCCGGTTCAAGGGCGCTTTGTCCGGCATGTCATCCCGTGCGGCTCGTATGGAGCTGTTTGATAAGCTGAAAGAGGACGCAAAGACTGCCGCCGCGGAGTTCTTCAAACTGAAGAAGGAAGCAGATGCCTTGCGGCAGGCTATCGCCCAGTCAGAGTCTCCGGGCCGGGACATGGAGAAGATGCTGCTAGCGACCGAGAAGGCGCTGACCAAGGCTGAAACCCGCATGGGCAAGACGCGTGGCTCGTTGCAGGACATGCGCCATGAGCTACAGGCGGCCGGGGTCGATACGAAGAACCTTGCTGCTGAGCAAGAGGCCATGTCGCAGCGAATTGCGGCCGTTACGCAGCGCTTGAATTCAACCCGCAAGGTCGACGATGCCCGCCAAATCCTTGGGGTACAGTCGGCACATGATGTGGAGCAGCAGATCCATCAGGTGCAGGCAGCTTATCAACGGCTGGTAACGAGCGGAAAACTCAGCTGGTCCGAGCAAGCCAACGCGGCAATGGCCATGCAGCAACGCGTTACCGAGCTACGAGGTCAACTTGCGCAGCCTATTCAGGCTGGGCTGTTCAGCAACATCAAGTCCGAGGTCTTGGGAACAATTGCCGCCATGGCTTCACTGACGGCAGCCATTAACGCCACAAAATCGGTGCTGACGGTTGGCGGTCAGTACGAAATGCTGCAAACCCAGCTGAACAATGTCGAGAAGTCCGCCGTACTCGGTGCTGGCGCCATGGACAAGCTGAAACAGATGGCACTGGATACGCCGTTCGGTGTTCAGGGGCTGACGCAGTCGTATACCCAGCTGAAAAACTTCGGCCTCGACCCAATGTCCGGTGCGCTGCAAGCCGCGTCCGATCAGGCCGCCAAACTTGGCGGAAGTCAGGAGACGCTGGGCCGGATCACCCTCGCCCGGGTCAAGCCTGGTCGAAAGAAAAACTGCAGGGTGAGGAAGCCTTGCAGCTGATTGAAGCCGGGGTGCCGGTTTGGGATCTGCTCGGTAAAAAAATCGGCAAATCCGCCAGCGAGCTGCAGACCCTGTCCGCCAGTGGCCAGCTTGGCCGGGACAGCATCCGTCAGCTGATCGCCGCGATGGAAGATGATGCCAAGGGAGCCGCCGCATCTAACGTCAGTACCGGCAAGGTGTTGTGTCAAATCTGCAGGATATCTGGGAGCAGTTTCTGGCTGAGATTTCCAAAAATGGCCCGATGGATGCGGCCAAAGAGCAGATCACGATCCTGATGAATGCCATTCGGCAGTCTTTTGCGGATGGAACGGCGGTGCAACTTGGCCACAACATTGCCACGGCCATCAATGCCATCGGCGAAATCTGCCGGGTGACGGTGGGCTTCGTGAATCAGCATTCCGAGGCCATCAAGCTGCTTGTTGAGACGTGGCTTGGCGCAAAAATCCTGACGCAAGCCATTATCTGGCTGGGAGGTATCTCGAGTGCCTTGACGGCCCTGCAGACGGCCGCCTCTGTCAAAACGGTCATCGGTATTTCGCTCAACAAATCCGGAATGGCCGGGGCGGCTTCAGAGATTTCCAGTTTGTTCGGCCTGCTCAGCAAGATTCCATCCCTGACGACGCTGACATTCGCCACCGTGGGTATCACGGCGGCCGTAGCCGCGATTTCTGCCATCAACACGGTTCTCGACATCCAGAATGAAAAGTTGCAACGCAAGTTGAAGCTAATGGGGGAAATCGATGATCTGCAGCGTCAGGGGGTAAAGGACAATCGCTCGGGTAGTGAAACCTCTGTTCTGACTCCGGACCAACTGTCTGGCTACTCAAAAGAAGACCTCGCAAAGTATCAGAATGATCTGAAACGGGCGCATGACATCAATAACAAGATGGCGACGCAGCAGTACCAGACCGTCATGGACAAGGGGGGCGATCCGGAGAAAGACGCGGAGTATCGAAAGCGGTTTGATAACACCATCCTGTATGCCAAAGCCCTTAAGGATCTGGAAAAGTATCAGGCTAACCGCCTGCAGATTGAGGAGCGCTATAGCAAGACAGTCGATGGCGTGCGTAAGGGGCAGCTGGCCAACCTGGCCGAATCGCTGGCCAAAGAGCAAAAGCTGTACGACAAGTACAACGATCTGCTCAAGCAGGCCACCGACACCCGGTTGAAGCATCAGGACGCCTGGGCCGGTAAGAAAGGCACGGATCCGGCAGAAAAGGCCAAAGACCCACAGGACATGGGGACGACAGACTTTTTTGAAGGTCAGGCTAAAGCCTCTTCCCTGTCCCGCAAGGCACAAGACAGCCTCGCCACCTACAAGCAGTCCGGCAAAGATGAGGATCTGCGCAAGTACCGACAAGACGCCGCGGCGGCGGAAAAGCAATTCCAGTCACTATCTGACGTGATCGACAAGCTTCGTGAGGCCGGGAAGATCACCAAGGGCGAATATGACTGGATGAACCAGAGCGCTGGCTCCTTGCAGGATGGCTTTGATGCCAAAACGGAAAACTCTGCCAAAGACAAGCTGCAAGAAGTCATGGCGAAGATCGAGTCGTTAAAGCAGGCGGCCGAGTCGGTGAAAAACCTGCAGATCGGCTTCGATACCGAAAAAGGCATGCGGGATCTGGAGAGCTTGATGGCCAGCTTTGAGCAAGCCGCGCACCAGCGACCCATTCAGATCCCGACGCAATTTGTCGGGCCGGATGGGAAGTACCTGACGGATGCCCGCAAGGATGTTGGCTTGCTTACCACGCCCTATTCCCCTGCCGACCATTCAGGCCAATGCCGAGGGTGGGTTGATTTCTGGCCCGGGTACGGGGACGTCAGACAGCATCCTGTCTCGACTATCCAACGGTGAGTTTGTGATGACAGCGTCAGCCGTCGGCCATTACGGCCCCGAGCTGATGGAGGCGATCAACCAGCGCCGGTTGCCGAAGTTTGCTACCGGTGGACTGGTCGGGTCTCTCCCGTCCTTCACTGACAACCTGAACCTGCCGGATCCGGAGCAGTTGTCGCGCCCGGCGACACCGGCAGCGCTGACGCCCATCAACATTCATCTTCCGGGGATCAGCGATCCGGTGACGATGCACGGCAGTGAGGATGCCGTCAGCCAGCTGACCGCTGCCGCCCGGATGCTCAATCTCAAACAGGGATAACGCATGAATGACCAAACCTTGATGCTGGATGGGGTGCCGATCCCCATTCTGGCAGGGTTAGACCTGTCCCAAAGCTATGAAGAAATCGGCGGTAAAACCCTGCTCCGCACGCGCTCTGGCAAGGCAGTATCGCAAGCGCGTTGGAAGCGGTTAAAGACGACGGTGCAAGGTGGGGGCTGGATACCGGCGCCGCTGGCCGGACTGGATACAGCCGTCCCTCACACACTGGACTGCATCGTTCCGCGTGTCGTTCCGATCGGAACTGTCGTGAGCGAACGGCCGGATCTGCCCGGGTTTGAGATGGAAGGCGGCTACCAGTATTGGCCGCGGCTGACCGGCTATCTCACCGTCAGCGATAGCGGTGATGTGCGAAATGCCGGGTATACCTGGTCGATCACGCTTGAGGAGGAATAAAACAAGCCCCGATTCTCGGGGCTTGTTTCTTACAGATCGACGGTTTTACCAACGATGCCTTTGCCCAGATGGCGCAGGGCTTCTTCGATCAAGTTCACCTTGGACTGGTGGCGAGGATCAAGAATCCGCTCGATCTGTGGATTGGCCCAGCCTGTCATCCTGGCCAGATCGACCTTACGGACACCTTTCTCAATCATGGCGTTGTGTAGCAACACTTTTAGCGAGGCCATGATGGGGAGCGCGATAAAGTCCTCGCCATGCGATGCCGGGACGGGAAACGACTTTCTGTCATCCTGATAGATCATGAAAGCCGTCAGCAAGGCGTCCGTCGCATGCTGTAGTGCTTCTTCCCTGTCTGCTCCATAGGTCAGGGCTTCAGGAACGTCCGGAAATTCAACATTCACGCCATCTTCATCGGTGGTTAATTTAACCGAATATCTCAACATTTCTTGCCTTTCGTCGGGCGGATGATAGAGGGGCTTTCGCCCCTCCCTTGTTACTTGAGTCCTAGTGCTTTCTTAACCCCTCTGGCCGTTCCGTTTGCGATTTCTTTGCCTTTATGGTTTGGCACTGCAATCGATCGGCCATTTAGCGTTGCAATCAGGTGGCTTCCTTTACCGGGCTTCATCGTGACGCCCTGCTGTTGTAGCCACTTGATGAACTCACTGTTTTTCATCCGTCCTCCATGCTGTTCGTCATGGGTTAATAATAACATATGTGTTACTTTTGGCAAGGCAAAAATAACAGAAATGTTATTTTTTATTGCCACAGGAAATTGCCATGTCTCTGCTCCCGAATGATGCGTATTCCCCGCTTACCCATGCCATTAGCGGACGGTCTATTTATCTGGATGGGTGGGAAACCACGCTAGCAGCTGACTGGACGCCAAACGGTATGAGCAGTGCTGTTCTGACTGACTGGATCGGTCTGGATACCCAGCTAAAAATGCGGCCCGGTACCACTGCCACCGTGGTGATCGAGTGGGACAGCGAAGATGGCACGACCTATCGTCGTCCCTTCTCGCTATATGCCGAAGGCGATGTTATCCGCTGGGGTGACATGCCGGATATGGCGACCGGTGCAGTCTCCGATGCCAGCATGACGATTCCATCAGGAAGCCGGGTATACCTGCCGCTGATGGCCGCTGATATGCAGCTGCTGGCTAACCGGTCTCCCGAGTGCATCACCTATGTCATCAACAATGGGACATGGGCCTGCATTGGCGGGTTTAGCCCGTATATGATGAATCCAGACGGCTCTGGCTTTCAGCTGCTTAAGCAGTAGAAAGTGGTGATAGCGGGCTGATTGTTCTGTGCTACTACACTGCCGCTGGGTATGTCGTACTGCAAACCACAAAACTAACGGGTGAAACAGTCTGGTTTGATGCATCGGGAAGCGTTGGAGTCGTCTCATGATGTTCGGCCTGACTACGCTTGGCCAAGCGCCTTTTGGCACAGCTGGCGGCGAATCCATTACCGGTGAAACGGTATCCCTTCCGGTATCGGTGACGGTCAGCCATGCCGTCAGTGACTATGCCGGAGCCCGGGATATCCGTGTCCAGCTGGGTGGTGCCGACGTTTCGGACCGGATCACCGGTGAGGTGGTCATCGAGGCGGAAGAGTCGATGTCTCGTGTTGCCTCGCTCAAGCTGGTCTCGCAGGGTGACACGCTGGCTGGGCTGGCTGGGGCGTCGTTGCGGATTGAAGTCAAGCCAACAGCCGCTTCCGCGTGGGTGCGGCGTTTTACCGGAACCGTTGCGGTACCGGATTTCGATCCTGACAACGGCTTGATCACGCTGCATGCGACGGATGGCCGTCGTGACATGCTGGCCGGATCCAGTCGTGCGGATATCGATGCGCTGATTGGTGGTTACTGGTCGCGTGCGGTGTTTCCACGCTATGCCGACAGCTTGCAGTACGCCAATGACCGGTTGTCCACCGTCGCGGCCGCACTGGATCTGGATGTCTATGGCAATCCCCGCCTGACACCGTGGGCGGGCTTGTCGCCAAGTCTGGTGGTGACGGATGCGCAGGTGCTGGATGGGTCGCTAACCATCCATCCTGTTGCCCGACAGTCCGTCATCAACTGCATCACCAACGACAACAAGTCAGTGCAAGATATCCGCACTACGTCTATCTGCCAGCTGTCAGACGGTAAAGCCGTCACGATGGCAACCATGCCGACGATCAGCGGGACAGCGGTTCCCGGCATGACCATCACGGTGGAGCTGGCCGGGCAAAAGCTGGCAGCGGTGGCTGGTGCCGGTGGGACCTGGTCGGTCAAGGTAGCGAAGCCACTGGCTGATGGTCGGTATACCCCGAAAGTGACACTTACCTCTGGCGCCGTCTCATGCGTGATGTGGGGAACGCCATTCCGGGTAGCGCGTGACGGTAAAGGTTCGGCCATCACTGGTGAGTCGGCTCAGGAGGTGGTGACCGACTGCTCGTTCCAGTATCGCTACCCTCGCCTGCATGAGTACCGCCGCACCTATACCTGGTCAATGGGAATGAGCTATGCCGAGTACGCCAAAGGGAATAACGGCAAGCCTTACAAGCTCCCAGAAAAAAGCCTGTTCAAGTCAGCGGTCGAGAGTAGTGGCTGGAAACTGCTCTCCGAGTTCTACACGCCGCCGCTGCAAGGCCAGCACTATGTCGGATATATCGACAGCAGCGGCAATCTGCATGACGGTGAAACCGTTCCGAGCGATGCCGCCGCCGTGCTTTGGTACCGCAACGATTACACGGGAAAAGTCGAAGACGATCCGCGCTGCGAGTCGGCGGTGATCGCTATTGCCAAGCGGGTGGTACAGGCCCTGACCGAGCGCTGGCGCATTACCGTGACGGCACCGGACAGCATTACCGCCTTGGGCAATCTCAAGCAGCAGGGGCAAACCGCATCACTGGATGCCACCGGTGGCTTTGACGCCTCGTCATGGGTCGACTCGACGACGATGCTTCCTGACGTCAAAAACACCTCTGCGGATCTGGTTGATCTGGCCGGGGCGAGCCGTGCGGATTCCACGTTGGCACTGCAAACGCTGGCGGCCATTGCTCGGCGCAAGATTCTGCTATCGCACCGGGCAACGCGCGTGAAGTTCGGTTTGCCCGCCAACCCGGTTGTGGATCTGGATCGTGCGATTCGTATCGACAGTGCGGTGCTGGGGGCGACCGGGAAGGTTTACCGGCTGACCGAGCATTACGATCTGTCTGCTTAAGCAAGGCCACTGTTGAGGTGGAGCTGGCTGTCTCCGGGCTGATTGGTGCCGGAACAGCCGAGTCTGACCCGCTGGATGCGCCGGAGATGGCTTCCCTGCCCAACCTTTCACAGAATGACACCGCTGACCTTGGCACATGCCGGAAGGCAATGATGGCTACAGTGACAGCACGACCGGGTACGTGACCGGTGCCAGTGGTGACGCGTCATCAGGCTATCCGCATGAGGTGGCCATTGCCGTGCCGACCATCCCGGTGTTTGTCACCGATGCTGTCGAGCGCGAGCTTGATTACACCGTCAAGGTAGCGATTCCTGTTGATGAGCTGGAGATTCGTGCATGAGCCTGACCTTTGGTTTCTATCAGGATGAAGAGCGCCGCCAACCGCTGGACAGCCTGGTGCTGTCTGGCGGTGCCTGCCGCCGGTATGGGTGGGAGCGGATGGCAGCAAAACAGCCTTGCCCACGGTGGATAGCAACATAGTGGTTAACGCTGTCGCCGTGGCGCCCTTGCCCGAGGCATCAATCCGTCTGGCCTCCTCGCTGTCAGGGCTGGCTGGTGGTGGCCAGACGCTAGCCCTCGGACAGGTGGTATCCGGCATGCAGCCGCTGTGGGTGCAGATCAATGATGCAGGACTGGGCGATGGCGAGTACCAGCTGACACTGCAAAGTAATCTGATCTACGAGGTGTGACGATGGCACGCATGAGCGCACAAGATGCCGCTGAGGTGGCCAAGGCACTGGTAGGCAGGATCCGCCGGGCGGATCCACGCTTCCGGTTCCTCCTGCTGGCCCGGGTGGCATACCGGGTGGGATTTTTCGTGGCAAGGCAACGGAAGGTAGTGGGACTGGCCAGACGTCGGCGGGACTGGCCGCCGCTTATGTGGAAACTGGCCGGACGCTCTACGACAGCACCACCGACACCACGCCTTACTTTACCCATGACGGGCTGTTCCGGATTGGAACAGTGCCGATCAAAACCCTGACCATTGCCGAGTCAAACAGCAGCGGAAACCCCACTGGGTCACCCGTCACCATCACCTTCAAACAGGGGGCATGATGATCGACCAGCCGACCCAATACGGATTCATTGGCGGTGGGTATGTCGTCGTTACCCCAGACAAAGATGCCCCATATTCAAGCATCACCGGGTTTGGTACCACTGGAACACTATTCCGCGATGACGGCCAAACATTCCCATGGAAGGGCATCAATCCGTTTGATTGCAAACTGAATAATTATGGTGGATTTCTTACTGGTGGCAGCCCCGTGTACATGAATGTCACCACGGTACCGAACGCCCCTAAAAACGTGCCCGGTGCCCGAAACGATATCTGGACATCCGGGCCGCAGATGTCGGTGTATGGCGGCAAGCATCGTCTTGGTGGTGGATGGCTTTGTTGGCTGTACCCCATCGCTCCCGGCGAAGTCTTGAAACTCACGGTTGGGGCGGGAGGCTACGCCGATGACCGGGAGTACACCTACCAGCCCAACGTCGTGGTTCATAGCACCATCACCAAGACTGAGGACGATGACAGCGACTACGAGTGGGTCATGGCCTCAAAAGATGGCAAGACGGCCTTGTTGAGAAGCACCCGGCGCTATTACTACCAGGTCAACGTGACCAGCGTGGCCCGTACGGACAATGTCAGCGACCCGTACCGCATCAATAAGACCCGCTACGATGTGACGATGACGATTCAACAGCTTGGACGGGTGCGGGTTGACGTAGAAGAAGGGGGATGGACGTATTTTTACAAAGGGCCGCTCTATACCCTGAGTGAAGCGGGCAAAGTCGTACCGGTCGACTTCTATGTCAGAACAACCGGTACCGTCGAAATGGTCAAAGTCAGGGAAGAGCTTACGTATCCGACCTCTGACGGGGCGGGCCACCCGATGGGGACGCCGTACATTGTCGAGTACGGCTACTATCTGGAGGACTACACCTTCAGCCAGAAAATCGGGTCCATTTCGTTTGATTTTCATCGGAAAAATGCAGAGGATGGTTGGTCGCGTCGGCAAGATACCGGGGAAATCTTGCCATACGGCACCGACAGTTTTGACCTGCCTTAAGCGCTGGAAATCACGCACAGCCTGATCGGTATTGATATCGGCACCGGTGATATCAATGCCGGTAGTTTTTCGGACGGCAGCCACACCCTGAATGTCATGCCGCTGACGATCAGTGAGTCAACCAGCCATGTCGACCACCACGTCTACTACGACCTGACCACCCAGCAGGTCATTCCCGAAGACAAAATCCTGCGCAAGAACGCCAACGCCAGCTATGTCCGGGCTATCTCCCCGGACAGGATCTTCCTGTCAGATAACCCGAATGATCAGAGCGTGTTTTTTGTGTAGTTTTGACTTTATTATTCTTATAACAAAAGGCATAAAACGCAATTGTCATTTATTATATTTTCATGTATATTATAAAAATAATATATCAGACAAAGTTAACAAATGATTACGAAGATAATTTACCCTATTGGGCGAAAAATGGTTAACTGTCCGCATCAGTGTAAAGATGTGATTAACAATCCTAGAAAAGGAATTGTCCCTCGCGGGATAATTCTAGAAGCAATAGACGATTATGGCAACCCAACAGTTGGAACTTCGACCTCTATTTCCAATGCCGCATTAGGAGTTATCGTCGTCGGCCTTAACCCGGGTGAAAGTGGCACAAAAGAACGTTATCACTATCGACATTACTTTAAACATCACGGCAGAAATTATCAAAGCGTGACTAATTGGCACAAAAAAAGCATAAACACATACAAATACCATTCAAGACTACGAAAACTCATTCAGCAGCTCAATAGAACCAATATTCTTTGGACAGAAATTGCCAAATGTGAAAATCGAAATAAAAAAAATAATCCATGCGTTGAGACGCTACACTTCTGTTCAGGTATTTATCTAAAGAACGAGATAGATGGATTATTATCGTTGTCTAATCATAACAATAAGTGGCTTATTTTAGGCATAGGACGTGATGCTTGGAAGGCACTTGCGTTTCTTTACCCACGCGAAGCTGTAATTGGAATTCCTCACCCAACAGGAAGTTGGGGGTATTACAGCAAGCTTTTTTCCCATAACGGCCAACTTCTTCGTAAACATTTCAATTCAATCACCGCAGCCATCACTACAAAGCATGCTATTTGGCTGGAATAGAATAAAAATATGTTTTTGGCTACATCATGACCAGTACAAAATCTGCACCATGTAATTGACAAACAGATTTATGAAACCAAACCCGCTTCGGCGGGTTTTTTTATGCCCGGAGTAACTATGCAAATTATTCGCGGCGATACCGGCGTCGCCAGATCCGGCTTGAGAGCGGACAGCTTAAAACCGCGCCCATCATGGCCATGGACAGCCGTCATGACAATGTCCGGCTTGTGGTGCCGGGTCATGGCCTGCCGACACACTGGCGGGTGGCTGTTATCGGAGGGATGTTTCCCGGCCTGACAGCCAGAAACCGCCCGCCTCGGCAGGATGACTTCCTTGAGTGCCTGGCGCTGGATGCTGACACGCTGGAAATCACGAACATCAACGGCATGGGCTGGCCGCCCTATTCTGCTGGCACCGCGGTGATCCAGTACGGACCGCCACTGGATCTGTCCGGCGTGGCCGCCGCACGCATGCAGTTTCGTCAGGCAGTAACCAGTGACGTGGTGTTGGCCGAACTGACTTTAAACAGTGGTTTGTCGGTGACGGATGGTGCGGTGGACGTGATCGCCTCGGCATCAGTGACGGCTGGCTTACCCGCTGGGCCCGTCTTCGCCTCGCTGGAACTGACCTATGCCGATGGTACGGTGCGCACGGTCCTCTCGAACATGCGGATCGATGTCGTGGAGGACGTAACGCGATGACGGAATGTCCACCGGTTGTTGTCATCGATGACCAACCTTTAATCGTCACGGTGAGTGATCCAGAGCCGATTGTTCCGGTCATCGGAATCCCCGGCCCGCCCGGTCCATCCGGTACCGCTGACTTTGATCTCGACCTCACCCTGATTTTCAACATCGCCCAACTATAAGGATCACCCCATGAGCCTAGACCTCGTACTGACCTCGCTTGCCCAAGCCATGGGCGCCAAGGTCAAAGAAGTCAAAACCATGATCGGCAACCCGGCTGCCTTGTCCACTACCGACAAGACCAGTCTTGTGGCGGCCATCAACGAGCTGCAGGCCACCGTAGTAGCGGCCGCCGCATCCGGTGGCGCGGCCATTGACGATACCAGTGCCAGTGCGGCCACTGTCTACTCATCGAGCAAGGTGACCGATCTGCTTGCCCAGCTGAAGAACGACATTCTCGGCGGGGCCAGTGCAGCCTATGACACGCTGAAAGAGATCGAAGCCAAGCTGGGTAGCGATGACACCGCTTTGGCCAACCTGCTGTCCACCGTGGGGAATCGGGTCAGTTTTTCCGATCAGCAGAACCTGACCACCACCCAAAAGCTGCAAGCGTGCCAGAACATCGGTATCGGTAATCCGGAAGTGGATCTGGTGGCCGTCTTTAACACCGCTATGTTGTAGGAGGTGCGATGCTGCTGTCAGAGGAATTGTCTGCGGTAGTGCAAGAGATTGCGGCAAGAATCAAGGCGCTATTCGATCGAGGCGCCAGCAAGTCGGGCGACATTCTCTATTCCGCCGATGCCCCCGGCCCTGACTGGTTGCCCTGTGATGGCTCGGCCTACCTGCAAAGCAGTTATCCAGCGCTGTACGGGAAGCTAGGGAACATTCCGACCAGTAACATTGGCGATCTTGTTCCCGTGCCATGCCGACCTCAAACTGGTCAGCAGTAACCTTTGGCAATGGTCTATTCATCGCACTGGTGGCAGGTTCAAGCCTGTATTCCTATACGTCAACGGACGGGCTGACCTGGACAAAGCGGAACATGGGGGCAAGTGTTTCATGGACAGCGGTGGCCTATGGGAATGGCGTTTTTGTCGCGATCGCCAGCGGCACGACGACCATGGCCACGTCACCGGACGGGATCAACTGGACGACGCATGTAATGCCGGTTTCTACCTCGTGGAAGCTGTTGGCGTTTGGTAACGGTGTCTTCGTAGCGATGGCCAATAACACCTCCATCGCTGCAACGTCGCCGGACGGCGTGACATGGACACAGCGAGCGATAGCGGGATCGGCCAACTGGTATGCCATGACTTACGGCAACGGTCTATTCGTGGCGGTCACTTTCGGCAACCTTGTCAGCGCCACGTCACCAGACGGCGTGACGTGGACACTGGGCAGCAAGCTCCCGCTGTCAGGAAACTGGAGCGGTATTGCCTGCGGCAATGGGGTGTTTGTTGCCACCGGTAGCGTCGGGATGGCCATCTCGACGGACGGGATCAACTGGACGGGCTTTCCGACGCCCTACATGTCGTCGGCCTATACGGTTGTTTTCTGTAATGGCTACTTTGCCGCCTTTGGCACCGGCTACCTGTCCATCACGTCGGAGGACGGTAGCCACTGGAGCAAACACATTCTTTCCGCCTCAATCGTTGCGAACTGTTCTGCCGCGTTAGCGTCATCGTTGCCCTATCAAACTCAGCACAGCTCTATGGCGTTTCCCCTGACGGGCCGCGTTACAGCTACGACACCGGTACCCAGTTTGTCGTCCCTGACATCGACGCGCTGGATGGCCGTATCAGCCAGCTCAAAGCTTACGTGAGGACTTGATCATGCCGGAATTGATCACTGTGTATGTCTGCGATTCGGCGTGGTACTTCGACCATGTAGAACAGCTGGATTCTTCTGGACCGCTCCCGCACTACTCGACACTAACGTCGGTACCACCAACATCAGGGAGCGAGGTGGCCGGGTATCAGGACGGCCAGTGGATGGTGTTGCCGGAGCATCCTGTCAAACAGGAAGTGACGCCAGACCTGTCACCGGCTATTCCGCAGGAAGTCACCCGCTTTCAAGCGCGCGGCGCTCTGTATCAGGCTGGACTGCTGGACAAGGTGGAGGAATTCATTTCCGCCGAGGGGACAGACATGATGCTGAAGCTGGCTTGGCAAGACGCCCAAACATTCAAGCGGTACTCGCCGTTTATCACCGGGGTTGGCCAGCTGCTTGGGTTGACGGATGAGCAGCTGGATGCGCTGTTTACTGCAGCAAGCACTATAGAATAACACCCGGCCGGCCGGTTTTTTTTACGCCTCACGTTTTTACGTGGGGCATTTTTATGCCTGAAGGGGGCGGACATGGGGGATTCATCAGAGGTACAGGTCACTCGACTGACAGAGCAGATGCTGAGCTTGCAGCGGGAAATGTCCTCAATGGCAGTGATGATGCAGCGGCTGGCTGACAGCGTGGAGGCGTTAACCAAAGAGAACATGCGCATCGCCACCGCGGAGGTGCAAGTCGCGGCGCTGCTGCGTGGGCAGGAATCGCTTTGGGAAGAAATCCGCAACATCAATGATCGTCAGCAGCAGCTGGGCAGCAAAGCGGCCGGTGGCATGTGGGATGTATTGAAGCTGTGTGGCGCCGCCGTGATTGGTGTCGTCGCCGCGAAATATGGGAGCAAGTAAATGACGTTTGATGAAGCATTCGAGGCACTGATTGGTCATGAAGGTGGCTACGTCAACAACCCGGCGGATCCGGGTGGAGAAACCAAATTCGGGATCAGCAAGCGGAGCTATCCGGGCGTTGATATCAAGAACCTGACGCTGGATCAGGCCAAGGCCATCTATCTGCGTGACTTCTGGAAGCCGGTGGGCTGTGATGCGGTTCCACCGGCAGCGGCTTTTGACCTGTTCGATATGGCCGTCAACTCCGGGGTCAAGCGTGCCATTACCACGCTTCAAACGGCGGCGGCCGTCACGGCTGATGGGATTCTTGGTCCGGTTACCCTGCGGGCGGTAGCGGCGATGCCCGGTGCAATGCTGGTGGCCCGGTTCAATGGCGCGCGTCTGAACTTCATGACGAATCTTGCGACCGGCCAACCTTTGGTAAGGGCTGGGCGCGGCGTATTGCTGACAATTTGATGAGGGCGGAATGATGGACTGGAAAAACCTGTTGGGTACGGTGGCGCCGTGGATCGGGACGGCCATGGGTGGTCCGCTGGGCGGGATGGCAGTCTCGGCGGTCGCGGATGCGCTGGGGCTGTCGGATAAGACCGAAGAGGCAATCAAGACTGCCCTGTCCGGCGCTACGCCAGAGCAGATGCTGGCGGTGAAGAAAGCGGATCAGGATTTTGCTATCCGTATGCAAGAACTGGGATTCGCCAACCTGCAGAAGCTGGAAGAAATCGCCGCCGATGACCGGGACAGCGCGCGCAAGCGTGAAGCTGCCGTACAGGATTACACGCCGCGTGTGCTGGCCTACACCATCGTCTTTGGCTTCATCGCCATGGCCTTCGGTATTCTGTTCGGCCAGCTGCATGCGGACACGGTTCTGACCGGGACGGTGATCGGTTATCTCTCGGCCAAAGCTGAACAGGTGGCGGCCTACTACTTCGGCAGCACGGCCAACAGCTCGCGCAAGACGGAACTGCTGGCGCAGTCGGCGCCGGTTGGGAAGTGATTGGGTGGTGACAAGCAGACGGCCAGGCCAGTTTTGCTGGCGTCTGTTTACGACCCGTTGCAGACTTTGCGGACTTGGGAAAGCGGACGTTTAACGTTCAAGCTCAGGGGCGGCTGACGGCTTGCGTAAGCAGGCGTCCCTTGGAGCGGGATGTTAGATTTCTGATTAGTCGTTAACATACTCTTCCATGCAGTTGTACGCATGAAAATTCATGTCGCCACCACCTCTCACCCCCGTGTAGCTCTTGAAGGATCGTCGCATCTCCACGAGAAATGATGCAGGATTCTTTTCATTCAGTTTCCGCAGTTCTTCTTTGGAGTTCTGAATATTGAAGAGTCCGCCAATAGCGAGACCTGCCGCCCCAAGAGCCACAGCAGAAGATGAAGGAATGGACAACAACTGGCCGAAAATTAGTGGGGCTGGGAAACCCATTAGCGAAACACCGAACCATCCCTTTGCTTTAATAATGTCGGCGCTCGCTTTGTATTGCTTCTGAGCACGAATCAGTTCCTTCGCCTTTTCTTGAATTGCGCCGACCTTTACGTCTTGGGAATCAAGCTTCGACAGTTCGGCGCGAAGTTCATTCATGCAAGAGCGAAATTGAGTAATCTCGGGTCGTCTCTTATCGCGAAACTCTAGAATCTTTTCGGATGGAATTTCAGAAATATTCACAGGAACTAATTCGCTAACAAGCAAGCCGAATAGACCAAAACTCTCTGATGTTTCATCAGTACAACTATCTTTTCCGATATTGATAATGAAGTCGTCAACTTGACCGTTGACGCCGAAATAGCTTGTTCCAGTCCGAGGCGCCCCAGTCTCCAGTAATTAGTGAGAGTTGGTTTTTCTGCGCAATATCGCTCGCCATGTAGAGCATGAAGTTGGATGCGATTGCAGTCGGGACATACATCCGGTCATTTTCTGATCTGTAACCAGCCTCTTTGAAGAGTTCACGAACTCGTTCATCAGTCTTTTCGCTATGAATTCGTGATATTTGCTTCTCATCCTCTGGATCGAAGGTAAGTGCAGCAGCATTCCAATCCTCAATTTTCGAAAGAAATTCGTCTGAAGCATTTTTGGAATAAGGCGCCGGATTGATCATCTGTCCAATCGCCCCCTCTTCCAAAAGAGGGTTTAGCTCCTCTGCATCCTCTGGGATCACATTGTCTGGAACGATGCGATAGATATTGTCGTAAAACAACGCCATTGCCTTTATCCAGGGCTGCGTTGTGGAGGTCGATGTGTGGGTAGTAGAGCGCGTTTTGTTGCATGGCAGAAAGAAATCTAACGTTGGAGGTAACTTGCAGCCGGAGCTGCGAAGCAGCGGAGAGAACCTAAAGCGCAGCTTTGGGCTGTCAGGTTGACTGAAAGGTTAGAAATTATCCTGCTCCGACGATACGACATGCCACTGGACACCAAATAGCTGGCAGAACGTGACTATCTGCATAAATAGCTTTGCTGCTTGGAGTTCATAAGGTTCGTGCTCCACTGCGGATAGTGCTTCTGTGCGTCGTAGGTATTCTCGCGAAATAGGACTCGACCAACTTGTTTCACGAGCACTAGATTGAATGGCTAGCGCGACAAACCGTAAATCTTCAAGAGTGGTTTCATTTCTTCGATTATCAAACTCGATGGACATCGTTTCGAGATCGTTTAATTGGTCCAAAAAATTTGGTTCGTCTATTTTTTCTGGCTCTGAATGACCTACTCCACTTGCGCCCGGCTTGCTATAGAGCCAGCGTTCGTGGCCATTTAAGCGGTGTATTGGGGCGAAGTTAGAATTTTTTACTAACTCTTGCCGCGCTGTGAGGCGGTATAGGACATCGTGAGTATGGAACACCGGCGCGGCATAAAAGACCTTGCCACGATGCCCAAGAGTTTTGGCTAGACGAACAAGAGCCACCTGTTGATGCTGTTTGATATTGAATCGGTAGTGCGGACCATAGATCGGAACCGCGTAGTTCGATCTACTCAAGAACTCGGAGCGTTTAACTTGTAGGAAAAGGTTAGTCGCGAATGTTGGTAGTGTTCGCTTTCGTTCAACTTGGCGCCAGATTCGGCCAAAGCGCAAGTCATTGAGAACTACGCCGGGTAGCGGGTCCGAGAAGCCAACGGTTTTCCAAAACAGTGGCGACGTTACCATTAGCGCCGCGTCAATTCCCATATGCTTCTCAAAACACGGCCCGGGGGCCAAATTCTTTGGTCGTTAGCCAAGAGTTCATGGTTGAGTGGCCCCTCATATTCTTTTTCTTCAAATTCTGCTTCCAATTCAGGCCCCCGTAATTTCTAACATTAAATATAACAACCCATCGGTCAGTCATAACATTATTAATAAAGCGTCGGATTATACCCTGCAAACCCGCGCCAATCCTTGATCTTGCCAGTGCTGCGTCCGTATAACAACAGCTCCGACGAATAATGGAGGATCGCACAAAGGTGCAGTCTGACTACAGAGAAATTGGAAACAAATGTCTGCTATCAAGGCAAGACCCACCGGCCGCTCTTGCCCGTAAGGCATCACACGTAGCTCTAAAGAAAACTCCTTTTCTGATCCAATCAGGATACATTTTCTTAGGAACTACTTCACCGGTAACCATTTCCACCAAGACATCGGTCTATCAAGTACTGGAATCACTAGGAATACGATGCCAGCAATAATACTGCTCTCCCGCATAACCAAAGCACCATCGCTCGAACGTCTGAATTCGCGTCGACTTCCCGTGTTCATTCCAATGGCGCCGTCACCTGCCATTGCTTCTCCGGCGTTCTGATAATGACAGCGCCTTCTTGGCAACTGAATTCACCGGCAGCCGCATGTAATACCTTATGGGATTCGCGGCCATTATCATCAATGAATGCAAGTTGAAGCATGTCATCACTCGGCCCTTCAAGCCTTAGCTTTGGGTGAATGGTTTTTGCAGTCCATCCCGTACGGTAGAGGCCAACGAGCTTTTGCGACAAACTCTCACAGAAGTTACCTCGCCCACCAAGTGAGCAGGCTGGCTGCCTCTGCGGGGGAACGCTTTCATCAGGATATGTCCCAGTCAGATCAGGACAAGGAGATGGACCCGCTGCTTTTAATGGCGGCCATTCAGCTGGATAAGGCGTTATAGTGGCCACGCAACCAGTCACAGAGAAAAGGACAAGCAGCAAGGAAGCAAAACGCCAACGTATTGTCATGAGTTGAGTGTGGTTTAGCTGAAGGCAGAAGTTAAGCACAAAAGCATAAACCTACACTTTGCGCAAAGCCATAAATTATCTTGATGGCATACGGTTGCCGCGTTGAGTTCCGAGTTACCGCGGGGATAATCCATTCGGTCGCACTGGAATATGTGAAATAGCGCATTACGTATTGCAACCCCGAAAGGGCGTGCACACGCAGGGGGTGGCGTCCTGCCTGTGCGGCCACATCCTCCTTGACCTATTGTGTCAACTTCGCGATTTTCCAAAGTAAAAAAGCCCGGTAAATACGGGCTTTCGCTCCCTACGCTTCCGGGATTTCGATTGTCCCTTCAAGATATTGAACAGCGTGACCCGAGATATATACCCGGTCGTCTTGTACGCGACAATGAAGTAATCCGCAGCGGCGTGAGACCTGCATGGCCACGAGTTCTGACCTACCCAAACGGTCAGACCATAACGGCGCGAGCGCCGCGTGAATAGATCCGGTCACCGGATCTTCATCTCCGCCATTGGCAGGCCAGAAGTAGCGGGATACAAAATCATGCTTATCTCCGCGCGCTGTTACGACGACATCGAGCGGACCAAGTGCCGACAACAGATTGAGTTCAGGAACAACGGATCGTACCTCCTGTTCTGTTCCGTAGATGGCAACATAGGCTTGCTGGTTTATCAGCACTTCTTGAGGCCGTATCGAAAGCCCCGGAGCAAGTTTGCGGGTATTTCGTCCAGCTTTTCAGACCGACGTTGCGGGAAGCTCATTTCGATCAGTCCGTTACGCGTATGGCAAACGGTAAGCCGACCGACCGCTTTCGCAACAAATTCGATGACTTCCAAATCATCACATCGCTGGAAGATCACATATGCACTTGCCAGCGTGGCATGTCCACAAAAAGCGATTTCGGTTAGTGGAGAAAACCAGCGGATGCTGAAGGTGCCGTCGGCATTTTTCACGAAGAATGCTGTTTCGGACAGGTTGTTCTCAGCGGCGATTGCCTGCATCAAACTATCGGGCAACCAGCGTTCGAGTGGCACTACAGCAGCGTAGTTGCCTCTAAATACCTTATCCGTAAAGGCGTCAATCTGATAGATCGGCAATTTCATGAGATGTCCCTGTTCAAATTGATAGATTAGTCAGCAACCTGCAGTCCATTCCTTGAATAGGATAGCAACCCGTTAAGCTGGCTAACAGGTAAAGTGCTGTGACACTGCGGGGGATAAGCTGATCCGTAGATTAGGGATCACTAAATTTTTAACTGATTTTTTCAACAAAACCGGCTATCGCTTCATCATCCGGATAAAATGTGTCTCATAGAGGACGTTATGTCCGGTTTTTGTCCCAGAGAAAGCCTCATGAACACAGCTGATTCCCTCAACATCAAGGCCATGCTGGCTGAAGTCCGCCAGTTGCGCAGTCAGGCCGAGATTGCGGCAGCCCTCAAGGTGGATGCCCGTACCATTCGCCGCTGGGAATCCGGGGACTGTGAACCGCCGTCTTATCTGGAGCATGCCTTGCGCCAGATTCTTCCACCGGCACTTCCATTCGGCAGTGACGAACCGGACTTTACGTTCATTGACCTGTTCGCTGGCATCGGTGGTATTCGCCGGGCGTTCGAGAGTATTGGTGGTCGTTGTGTATTCACCAGCGAATGGGACAGCTACGCACAAAAGACCTATGCCGAAAACTACCATCGTGACCAGCATCCGCTGAACGGCGACATCACCCAGGTCCATGCCACCGACGTGCCCAACCATGATGTATTGTTGGTGAGCTTCCCCTGCCAGCCGTTTTCCATTGCTTAAGCGTATCAAAGAAGAATGCACTGGGCCGTGCCCACGGTTTTCAGGATGAAACCCGGGGCACCCTGTTTTTTGATGTGGCCCGCATCATTGATGAAAAACGCCCGCGTGCCTTCCTGCTGGAGAACGTGAAGAACCTGTTGTCCCATGACAAGGGACGCACCTTTGACGTGATCCGCCGCACCCTGAGCGAGGAGCTGGGCTATCACATTCACTGCAAGGTGATTGATGGTGCCCACTTCACGCCGCAGCACCGCGAACGCATCCTGATTGTCGGCTTCCGCGAGCCGGTCGCGTTCGACTGGGACGCCCTGCCATTGCCACCCAAAGGGAATATCCGGCTGGGCGAGATCCTGCACCGCACCGATGGCAGCGAACCGGTATTGCCATGGGATGGCGACCGCTTCTTCGATCATGCAGCCCGCAAGGTGCAGGACAAGTACACCCTCACCCCCAAGCTGTGGGCTTATCTGCAAGCCTATGCCGAGAAACACCGCGCCAAGGGCAACGGCTTCGGTTTTGGTCTGGTAGGGCCTGACAGCGTCACCCGTACCCTGTCAGCCCGTTATTACAAGGACGGCTCGGAAATTCTGGTGTATCAGGGGGAGAACAAGAACCCGCGTCGCCTGACTCCCCGTGAGTGCGCACGCCTGATGGGGTTCCCGGACACCTTCCGTATCCCGGTATCCGACACCCGTGCCTACAAGCAATTCGGTAACTCGGTGGTAGTCGATGTGATGGCCCATACGGCGCGGTTGATGCACCAGTTCCTGATCCAGGACACGCTGGAGCCCGAGCTGCCGCTACAGGTTGCCATGGTCTGACCCTCTCGTCATGACCGACATTGTCGACAAGGCCACCCGCAGCCGGATGATGTCGGGCATCAAAGGCAAGGACACCAAACCGGAGATCTTCATCCGCAAAGCCCTGCACGCCCGGGGCTTTCGCTATCGCCTGCATGACAAGGCCCTGCCCGGCAAGCCGGACCTTGTCTTCCCCAAATACAAGGCCGTGGTGTTCATCCATGGCTGCTTCTGGCATGGCCACGACTGCCGCTATTTCAAGGTACCGCAAACCCGTACCGACTTCTGGCTGGAAAAGATAGCTGGCAACCGGCAACGTGATGCCCGTCAGTTGGCACAACTGAAGCAGGCTGGCTGGCGGGTCCTGATAGTCTGGGAATGTGCAACGCGAAAGAATGAAACCCTGTCAAAAGACATGCTGATTGACTGCGTCGCCGACTGGTTGATAATGGAGGACCATGACGCACACATCGATGAGACCGGCCTCCATCCCTTGCCATGTTTGACGACAGAATCAGTGACTACACCGAAGGCGTTGCCGCCAAATACCTGAGTGCCGTGGACGCCGAGCCCGGCAAATCCCACCAGCACGAAATCGGCGGACTGCCCGCTGCAGGCTTCCGCGAATGGCTGGGCACTCCGGCAAAGACGAGGAATACCGCTTCCGTGCCCGCCAGATCTACATCCCTGACGATGATGAAGAGCCCATCATCTGCGATAGCCATGTCACTTGGTACGACTGCCGCCGAAAGGTGGCACACCGCAGCCCGGAATATCGCCTCTACTACTATGACAGCCCGGTTACCGAACGCCTCAGCGAAGGTGACTTCTTTCTGGTCGCCAAACTGAGTGATGAAGCCCTGCCGCTCGAGGATGTCATCCTGCCAAGAGATGGTGCTGCACTGAAACCCGGTTCCCTGCTGATGGTGTTTGCCCCGGCTTAAGAAGTGCTGCCGAGCGGCAGTTACGCCTGCTGTTTGGGTTGGGGGATATTGGTGACCGCTTCAAGGCTGGTGAGCTGGCAGTTGCACCCTGTTGCTGCCCCTGCGGCTGATGCTGGAAACACTGGGCATCGAACTGGCCAAGCCAGACCGATCCGACGATGAATGGATAGAACGTCTGCTGGCTACCTTCGGTGGAGCAGCCTTCCCGACTACCGCCGACTTCTCAGCCTTTGCCCGCGACAGTATTGCCGGACAAACCGATGCCCTGTCCGATCCGGACGCCACCCTGATGGCGTGGATGGATCACGAAGAAAAACTCTTCCGCCTGTACGAACGTCAGCTGGTCCAGGCACAGCTGCGTCCCAAGCTTCGGCGAACACGGCGACGATGTGGATGCCTTCATCAGCTACTCGCTTAGCGTGCAGAACCGCCGCAAATCACGGGTGGGGCATGCCTTCGAAGGCCATCTGGACACCCTGTTCCGCCTGCACGGCCTGCAGTTCCAGCAAGGCCGCGGCAAGGGTAACGTTACTGAAAACAATACCCGGCCGGACTTCATGTTCCCCTCCTTCTCCGCCTACCATGACCCGGCCTTCCCTGCCGGGAACCTGTTGATGCTGGGTGCCAAAACCACCTGCAAGGACCGCTGGCGGCAGGTGCTGAGTGAGGCAAACCGTATTGCCTCCAAACATCTCGTCACCCTCGAAGCTGCGATCAGCGAGGCCCAGACCGATGAAATGAGGTCCCACCAGCTCCAGCTGGTTGTTCCTGCCAGCATCCATGCCACGTACACGGCACGGCAACAAACCGGATTACAGGATCTGGAGGCATTCATCCTTCAGGTCAAGTTGGCTCAGGTCGAACCAAAAGTAAGCGAAGAGATATGAACGAAAAGGCCTTTCTGATCGACTGGATCCACCGGGTGGAGTACGACCTGAAAGAAGGTAGGCCAACCAAGCGGCGCCCCTCCTTGGTGACCGAACTCTATTTCGAGAGACACCTTTCCAAGCTCAGGGAGCTTAACCTCCCGGCTGTGATTGCATTTGGCTGGATGAAAAGGTTCTGTTGGAAAAAACAGTGCACGGAATGGTTCAAGATAGCCTCAAACGACAGCCTTGCCAAGAAGCAGCCAACCCTCCTGTTTATCAAGGAGATATCCAAACGACAACCTCAGGACAAATTCTACTTGGTCCAGTACGAAGTCCAGAGCCAGTTGAGTATGCCAAATACGCCACCTTCAGTGGTCTTCAAGGTAACAAGCCTACTCAGAGAGGGCGATAGCATTTGTCGGTACACAACGAAGGATAGTTTGCAACTTTCCGCAGAGCTTACGGCACAAACTGCCAATGAACTAAAGCACTACGTCTCAACAAGATCCGACAACGAGATCGGCCCATGGCTTGAGCTGTTGAGTACCACAGAGTTAAAAAAGTTATTGTCCACAAGATGTCTAATGAACTTCTCAAGCAAAAATTTTACCGATATTGACGGTATCGGTATCAACGATTCCGGGACACTCACCTTCGTCGAATTCAAAAGGAAGGATCCCGCTCATGGATTGAGATACCGCTTGCTTCAGAATCCACGGCTGGAAACCTACCTTGAGATCGCCAAAAATCTGAACAAAAAGGAACGCAAGGCATGGAAGGTAAAACAAGCGGGGCAGATCCCTTTAAAGGATAACCAGCCAGGTGCTGAGCTGGAAAATACTGAAAGATGGGAAACCGTAATGCCTAATGAAGGTTGCTTCGGTCTCGATACATCACATGCTGAAAATATTCTTCTCTGCAGCAACAACGACTGGGTCTACCGTTATGTCATATGGAACCATATGCCCGCCACAGTTGGAGAATTATTTAACCACCGACTCGTTCCTTGGTCGTCTCAAGACCTGCGATATCTTGATATTGAGTCAAGACATATCGATGGTATTTCCCGGGCTGACGGAAAAAAATCAGGCTCTTATACCAAAGGAGTTCCAAGGTATCAACTCATGATTAAAGTAGAGGATTTTTTGAAAGCTGAACTCTAATTAACATACCAACGGTTCAACCTTTTATACAATCAACAACTTCGTATCTACCGGGCTTTTTTGCATAAATAAGTCGAAAGCCAAGCTACCCCACCACACAGACGGACACAAGTAGGTTTCGACCGAGGCGCGGGGTTCTTCTCGGGACCAGTCGGAGCTGTATAAATTTACCCCAAGTGGGGGTTGGTTTTTTAGCAATTTTAACATAAGCAATGTAATTTAAAATATCAATACATTACAAAAAACACCTCAGCCCCATAAGTATAATTAAAAGAAATTGATAGCAAAATAATTTTTATCAATTTATTGATAAATTAAAAATCGCCATCGTACAAATCAATACCCGTCAAAAAATTCACCGAATATACTTGAATGTATATCCGGGAGAAATCCATACATAAATTCGGAGTAATTTTCAGGATATTCATTCTTGACACTATCAACCAAATCAGGAGCAATTAGTTTAATATTTGCATACCTCGACCAATCAATACCTTTCCTGAAAAGTACTTTCTTTTTATTAATTGCTGCCAAAGATGTAAACTGATTAACGATTCTTTGTGAAAACTTACCCGCACGATACTTTGACTTCTCAAAGCACTGCTCCATTATCTGCAGAGCCATTTGATAATCACCAGATCTATACTTGGCAAGAGCCATCAACCACAACACTGCCCAATCAAATTTTTCATGCAACTGTTTAAGTTGCAGATCATTAACAAATTTATCAATATCAGCGCTAGAAATATCTTCCTTATGGGACATTCCCTCAATCACCGATACGGTACCATCAAAATCAACTGGCTTGCAAAAATCATTTCGATTGACAAGTTGTCGAAGACCCATCTCAACATGATATTTACCAAATCGATCAATCATAGCCTTTACTGGCTCAGATTCAATATAACGCTCCTCAACATCCAAATTTTCTAATCTCCACCACAATTTTGAATAGTCTTTATAGCTTAAACGCCAAAATTTGTCTGTATTTTCATACCAAAAAAAATTAATACGATCTTCTGGAATTTCTCTTAAAGTAATTTGATGTTGAATTGTGCCACGAACATTAGCAGCATGCCGCTCTACGCTCTCAGTCTCCTCTCGAAACATGGCAATCAAACTCTGCAGCACATCCAGCCCAAACTTATCATAGATCACTTTGCACACGTAGGTTGATAGCCTTGCCATAAAAAGAGCAAAAATAAATGATGATTTTTTATCTTCATTTACAATGAAATTTTCAAACTGACTCAATGGCTCGTCAAAATTCTCGAACAAAGCATGCCAAGATGGAATAGAGACACTATTAATCCAATTCAGTGCATTTTCTTCACGCTGCTTTGCAACAACTTCACCTGCAGAACGATAGAAGCATAACCGATCTGAGCGACACTCACGATAAACCGAGTTTATAACTCTGGCTAATGGCCAACTCACCTCTCCATCGGTAATACTTGGCAAGTACCAATACGGATCCGGCGGATAAAAAAGCTCATCATCCTTAATATTTAATCTTATTGAGTTATAAACAATAGAGTTGGCGCACTTAGGAACAAGATAATTATGCAGCATCCACAAAATAGATTCTTTCTTTGAGAGATAAGCCACATCATCACGGACAATAGCCGCATACGTTTCAAACAAATCAAAAAACACATCTCCCATTGCAAGATTAGATCTGTCTGCATGTATTGTTCCCGCCAATACATATGAGCACTGACGAACCAAATCCGCAAATTTAGAGAAAAGTTCGCCATGTTCTTTACGGAGTCTATTCAATTTTGTTTGTATTGATTTTTTCCTGTTTCAGTCCAGTCTCTTTCATCTCCATGCTTACGCGGCAAGATACCCACTGCATCATAAGCAAATTTTAAAATATCACCCTGCGTAGGAAATTCATTCATCACTTTTTTCCTATCATTTTTTTGTGGTAATTTTGTTTTGATTTAACTGCGCACCACGATTGCCATGAGATTTGGCGTTTGTTACATTGCTTCCCGTTGTACCTTTATTGCTATTCAAGGCATTACTTCTTTGGTTGTTGCTTTGCGTAGTTGGGGTTTTACTTTTGATCATTGACGGCACTCCTTATTTGAATGAAGCTGATAATAACCTCAATCGAAAGTAATACGTAGCGGAATGATGGCGACAACTTTTTTGCACTGTGCATCCATCCGCCGCCGCACATTGGCCGGCTCAAGTCCAGCCAGACGCAACAGGTTTTCGACCATGCCGGTGGCTTGCCGTAGAGCGCAGCAAAGATGCATTTGATGGTGAGGTAGAATTGAATGGTTCCATCGGAAAATGTTGGCTACCGACCGCGTTTGTCGGTAGCCCCAGCCTGTTTGAACCGCCCCACGTTCACTATATATGTATGGCCGCGTCCAATAGGTTGCGGCCATTTTTTATCGAGCCGACGAATGCCGGTTTTGGGAAACGACCCGCCGCTGCTCGATGGGAAGGCCGCAGGTCGGCCTAAGCTGTCGATAACATCGATGTCATTGGCTGCTAGTTGCAGTAAAGCCGACATTAAAGAATATCGTCGCGTTCCTTCCGGCACGACAAATAATGCGCTCACAGGCTATCCAGCGGACTGCTCACACCCCTGCCTCCCTTGTTCAGTACATGGGTATAAATCATCGTGGTGCTGACATCCGCGTGGCCCAATAGCTCCTGCACCGTGCGAATATCGTAGCCGGATTCAAGCAGATGGGTGGCAAAGCGGTGGCGTAGCGTATGCGGTGTGGCCAGCTTGGCAATGCTTCGGCAGCCGTTACCGCCCGCTTCATCGCTCGCTGCAGTAGCTTTTCATCCTGATGGTGCCGCCGTTGTGCGCCAGAGCGCGGGTCGCGCACATAACCAGTGGTGACAAACACATATTGCCAGCCCCATTCCTGCCGGGCATGCGGGTATTTTCGTGCCAGCGCATCGGGTAAAAACACATCAGCCATTCCGGCCTGCAAGTCTGCTTCATGGATGGCGCGCCGCCGCTGCAGGTGGGCCTGTAGTGGTGCCACCGGGCTCTGAGGCAACATTGTCACTCTGTCTTTCACCCCCTTGCCATCGCGGATCAGAATTTCGCCACGCCCGAAGTCGATGTCTTTGACCCGCAGGCGCATGCACTCCATCAGCCGCATGCCGGTGCCGTATAGCAAACGCAGCTGCAGCGCGTACTGCCCATCGACCTGCGCCAGCAGTGCCGCGACCTCCTGTCGCGTCAGAACGACTGGCAGATGCCGGATGGTCTGGCCCGAACAACCTCATCTAGCCGGGCAAGTTCAGCATCAGCACATCACGATAGAGGAGCAGAAGCGCAGACAATGCTTGATTTTGCGTGGATGCAGACACCTGACCTTCAACGGCCAGATGGGTGAGAAAGCTACCGACCTCCGCAGCCCCCATCTCGCGAGGGTGCCGATGATGGTGAAAGCGCAAAAAGCGCCGTACCCAATTGACGTATTGCTGCTCGGTGCGCAGGCTGTAATGCCTGACTCGCAGCGTCTCGCGCAACACATCGAGCAAGCGTGGCGCGGTAGTCCCATCTAGCTGTGTACTTTCAGGCAT